GTGGAGGCCTGGGTCAAGGCGGATGCCTGGGGGAATGGCTTCAGCCTGGTGAACCGCCGCGACGCCTCGAATGTCGGCGGCTTCACCCTTGAGTGCGCTGCGGACGGTTCCGTGCAGTTCTTCGTCTACAGCAACACGTGGAACGTGATCCAGACCGCACCCAAGCGCCTGATGCAGACGGGCGTTTGGCACCACGTGGTGGGCGTCTACCACTCGGGCGGCTCAGGCCTGGTCATGATCGACGGCGAGGACTGCGGGCGCACGGGCGCCTACGGCACGATCAACAACCCAACGGGGGCCATGTTCCAGATCGGCCGCAACACCGCCAGCGCCTTCACCGTCGATGGGCAGATTGACGAGGTGGCCATCTACAACACCAACCTCGCGGACGCGACCATCCAGAGCCACTACCGCATTGGCCGCAAGGTGCGCGACAACTACAGCGCGGCGGTGGACCGTACACCAGGCCTGGTCGCCTACTGGCGCCTGGACGAGGAGGTGGTGGGCAACGCGATGGACGCGACGGGGCGCGGACACACGCTGCTTGAGACGAACATGACCTACAACGTGGGCGGCGTTGGCAGCGCGTCCAGCCACGCCGTCTACTACAACGGCACGACGGCCAAGATCACCGCGTCGGTCATCGCCGTCGATCTGAACTTCGGCACTGGCCCGTGGACCTGGGAGATGTGGGTCTATCAGACCACGCTGGCGACAGGCCCGATCATCGAGTATGGCGACGCCACCAACTGGGGCCTGCATATCTGGCAGTGGGGCACGGCGGCCAACGTCTGGATCAACGCAGGTGCGGGCGCACCCGCACCTGGCGGCATCAACTCGGGCGACTTCCTCGTGGCGAACGTGTGGAATCACGTGGTTGTGTCGCGCCAGCCAGGCGGCGGGGTGATGCGCTGCTACATCAACGGCGTCCAGCGCGGCGGCGACTACGCGCCAGGCGCGGGCTTCGCCATCGGCTCGAACTACCCGATCAACTTCGGCTTCAGGCCCAGCGGCTCACCGAGCAACTATTACCGTGCGGGTTACCTCGATGACGTGGCCGCCTACAACCGAGCGCTGACCACCACCGAGATCAACGAGCACTATGCCAAGGGTCTGGGCACCACGTGGAAGGTGGATCTCGTGGGTGCAGCGGCGGGCGGGGCAGTGGCCAACGCTCGCTCACCCAAGCCGCCCACGCTGGGCGCCTTCACCGACGACTTCGAGGACGGCGTGATCACGCCCGACAAGTGGATCGTGTACGCGACTGGCCTGACCGAGGAGCAATCCAACCGACCGTGGGGAGTCCGCCCGTGATCGACGCCGTGCTGATGCGGCCCGAGGAGGCCGAGGTCACGCCCCAGGTGACGGGCAGCTACACCAGGCTGAGCGCCATCTTGAGTGGCGCGGCCGCCTACGACAACAGCAGATGGAACGCGGTCAACATCCTGCCAGCGGCGTCCAGCGCCTCGAAGGCCGAGCTTCCGATCAACCCGATGGGCTACTGCCAGGCGGGCAAGATCTACCGCGTACGGCCGTGCTGGGAGGGCAATGCGGGCGCCGCGACGGTGGTCGGCAACATCCGCGCCTACGACCGCAATGGTCTGGGCGTGGGCGAGACGTACACCAGCTTCCTGCAATCGCAGGTGTCGCTCAACACCAGCGCCCCCGTGGCAGGCGTGCCTGAAGTGATGTTCCGCCAGGAGACGGGCAGCAACTTCGGCTACGAGATCCAGCGCACCGACTCGTCGGCCAGCGCCTTTCGTCTGTACCTGTACGGCATGTGGGTGGACGAGCCAGCCCAGCCAACCCTACCTGCCAACCGCAGCGTGGGCGAGGTGCCCATCGTCAGCTACGCGGGCACGCCCACCCGCGACCTGCGCGAGGCCTACACGTGGAAGCTGACGTCCAACGGCCAGGAGGTGGGCTACCCGCTGTCGAGCATGCTGTTCAACGGCGCGGGCAGCTACCGCTTCCGCCCCGTCCTGCGTATCGGGACGGGCATCACTGGGCATCTCACGATGGGGTCCATCGACCAGTGGAACGGCAGCGTCATCACCAGCAAGACCTACTACAGCGACAGCGACCCGAACACCTACAGCGCGGGCTACGCCGCCCAGACCGACTGGACGTCGGCGGCAGCACTGTCGCCTGCGGGCGGCGTGTGGCCTGTGCTGGAGCGCTGGTGGAACGGCTCCGAGAACGTCGGCTCGACGCAGATTCGCTTCCGCTCGCTGCAGTCGAACCCGATCTGGTTCGCGGGCTGGTGGGTCGAGTGGCAAGACCCGACGATCTTCGACGCGGTGGTCAACACGGCGGCCTTCGGCGGCTATGGCTACAACATCAGCCAGTGGCTGCCCAAGCCACAGGGCTACTACCGCCAGATCCCAGGCTCGAACTACACCGCGCAGGGGCCGCCCATCGAGGTCAACATCAACTTTACTCCGACGATTCAGAAGTTCGGCTACGGGGCGAGGAACTACCGCGTCACGCCGTGTGTGGCCATCGACTCCAACGCGTACACCAACCCGTACATCTACGCCTATCGCAACGACGTGTGCGACACCACGCGCACCGACCAGACGCTGATCGCGGGCGGCGAGAAGTACGTGGCCGTCTACAGCATCCCCACCAGCTTCCAGGCCAAGTCGTGGTATCAGGGCCAGGGCTTCCACTTCGACTTCTACTGGAACGGCTCGATGAGCATCCAGTACCGCCTGCTGGTGCCCGCCTGGGACTGGAACGCGACGGCGGTGGGCAACAACTGGGCGCACGACCGCTACATCTCGTGTCGCGGCTTCTGGCTGGACCCGATCTGAGATGCCAGGCACCCAGGTCGAGACGGGCGGCAAGCTCAACCAGAGCGGCGAGGCCAGCGTCGCTGGCAGCTACGTCGGCGTCTACTCGGCCAACCGCTACGACCTGACGGGCCGCGCTGTCCAGATGGCCATCCCGCAGACGCCTGCTGGGACGGCGGGCAGCCAGTGCTTCCTGCGCGAGGAGGTGGACGCCAACAACGGCGTGACCATCGGCTTCCGCGACGGCACGCTGTACGCCGAGTGCCAGGTGGCGGGCGCCATCGTCAACACGACCAACATCCCCTGGCCGAGCACGCCGCCCGTGCGCGCCATGAAGCTGACCTTCGAGGCGCAGGGTCTGGTGGTCTGGGAGTACAGCCAGGACGGCGTCAACTTCGACGTGCTGTTCATGCGCAGCACACCGTTCGCGGTCACCTCGCTGCGCACCTACGCTTCGACGGGCACCTACGCCGCGAACGCCGCGCCAGGCACGACCCAGTGGGACAACTGGAACATCCTGCTGACGATCCTGACATTGTCAGGCGCAAGCGCAGGCAGGGCGACCATCTCGGGCGTCGGTGTCAGGGCCAGGCGGGCCATCAAGCCCACCACGTCAGCGGCTGGCGTGGCCACGGTCGCCGTCACGCTGCAGCGCAAGCGGTCGCTCTCGGGCTGGTCGGCGGCCACCTCGACCGTCACAGGCGACGACAGCGCCTACCGCATGCTGGCTGGGGCCAGCGCGGGCACAAGCACCGCCACAGGTTCGCTGCAGCGCGTCAAGCCGCTTGCAGGCGTCGCGGTGGGCACTGGGTCGGCCAGCGCGCTGGTGGGGCGCAGACGGCCTCTCAGCGGCGTTTCTGTGGCCTTCGCCGTCGCGGCAGGTGCGCCCACGCGGCGCAGGCCGCTCGTCGCTGCCAGCACAGGCGTCGCGGTGGCAGTGGCCGCGCTCACCGCACGTCGGACGCTGAGCGGCTCCAGCGCGGGCCGCGCCACCGCCTACGGCCGCATGGCCATGTCGGGGCTGGCCGTTGGCCGCGCTACCATCAGTGGGCAGGTCACTGCCCGCCGCAGCCTGCTTGCCTCCAGCCCAGGCGCGGCGACGGCAGCGGCCACCCCCACGCGGATTCGTCGCCTGGTCGGCGCATCGGCAGCCGCCTCCACTGCCAGCGGTTCCACGACCAGGCGACGTCCACTGGGGGCTATCAGCACGGGCAGTGCCAGCGCGAGCGGCATCGTCGGCAACAGGCGCCTGATCCTGGGCACCACGCCATCGAGCGGCACGAGCACGGTCAACGAGGTGCTGAGCGCCAGGCGGCGGCTGCTGGGCGCCAGCGCGGGCGTCTCGACCGTCAACGAGGTGCTCACGCGCATCCGCTACTTCGGCCTCGTCCTGGCGGCGGGCAAGGCCACGGCGGCTGGCCAGGTGGGTCTGTCGCGGCCGCTGGGCGGTGTCCTGGCGGGCGTCGCCGTGGCCAACGCGGTGCTGACGCGAGTGCGGCGCCTGACGGCCAGCGCGGCAGGCTCGACGCTGATCACCGCCATCCTTGGCCGCAAGCGCACCATCACGCCGCTCAGCCCTGCGGCGGGCAAGGCCACCGCTGCTGGCCAGACCACCAGGCGGCGGCCGCTGTCCGCGTCGGCACAGGGCGCGGCCTCGACCAGCGGCGCCATCGGCGTCTACCTGGGCCTGCAGCACGTGCTGTGGGAGTACCACGGCGCGCAGTTCGTGTTTCCGCCCGTGCCTGGCCTGCATGAGGTCATCTGGGAGACGGGCGGCACACCCACGCAGACCGACGACCACTTCGTCCTCGACCCGTACCCGAGCGAGATCACGACACCAGGCCGCATGGCCGAGGAGGAGGGCGCGCTGCCATGAGCATGACCATCCCGCTGTTCCCGACGATCCCCAACCCGCCGCCGCCTGGCACCAACCTGAACACGCCGTTCACCCCGCGTGCCTTCCTGCCGACCGTCAAGATCGACTGGAACACGACCAACGGCCCCGACTGGAACATCGACGCGCTGGGCAGCATCGGCATCGCCTCGCGGGCGCAGGGCTGGGCGCAGGACGGCATCGTCGCGAGCCTGACCCAGCGCGGCGCGCACCCTGTATTCCCGCTGTGGTTCGGCTGGGACATCTCCAGGGCCATGCTGCGCGACACCCACGCCGAGGTCGAGGCGGACATCCGACGCGGGCTGATCTACGCCTGGACGCGCTGCACACAGGGCCGCACCATCGACGTCCAGCACTTCGGCTTCGAGTGGTTCGGGGATCAGGTCACCGTGAGCTTCACGCCGATCCCGAGCGCCGAGATGGGCCTGCGCGGCATGCACCTGTCGATCACCTACTAGGAGACGCCGATGACCTTCCCGCCTGACCTCGAACTCAACCAGAACGCCGACGTCATCCTGGCGCGCATGAAGGCCAACGACGCCATGACGGGCATCGACACCTCACCGCCGTCACCGATGAACATGGCGCTGGCGCCCGTCAGCATCGAACTGGCCGAGGTGTACCGCCAGCTTGAGGCGATGCTGTGGCGCAACCGCCTGGTCGGCCCGCCTGGCGAGGTGGCCACGGGCGCCGACATCGACGCGCTGGGCGACGAGCGCGGCATCTACCGCCTGGCGGGCGACGTGGCCACGGGCATCGTCCGCTTCATCGGCCCCGAGACGACGGTCATCCCCGCTAACACGGTGGTCACCACGCTGGGGCCTGCCACGCGCCGCTTCCGCACCGACCACGCGACGGTCATCCCCGCCGCAGGCGAGATCGACGTGGCCGCGACGGCCATCGACGTGGGCGTCGGCAGCAACGTCCCAGCGGGCGCCATCCAGCTACTCGAAGTGCCGATCTCGCGCACCAGGGTCGCCAACCTCGAACCCTTCACGGGTGGTGTGGACGTCGAGAACGACGACCTGTACCGCGACCGCATTCTGGAGTTCGTTCGCGACCCGCCCAACGGCTCGAACCCCGCCCAGTACCGCAAGTGGGCCAGGGACGTACCAGGCGTCGGCGGCGCCATCACGCTGCGGCCAGGTGAGCCTGACGCTGGCCCGCCAGGCACCGTGGACCTGTACATCGTGGACCTGGCCATGCTGCCCGCCAGCACCGCGCTGTGCGACGCCGTGCAGGCCTACATCGCGCCTGGCCGCGAGGTGATCTCCGAGGACACCGACCTGACCGTCTTCAGCAGCAACGGCGTCACCACGGGCGTCACGGGCAGGCCTGGCGCGCTGGGCACGGTGATCTCGATGGCCTACCAGCCAGCCGCCGATGGCGAGCTTCGCCAGGAGGGCGGCGGCGTGGCCTCGACGCTGATCCAGGCAGGCAACTGGCAAGCCCGCGTGCGCGCCCAGGTGAGCGCCACGGCTGGCTCGACGGCGCTGATGGACCTGCAGGTCTTCAACGTGACGCAGGGCGTGATCGCGCAGGCCAGCGCCGACCTTGCGGTGGGCACGGCTACCGCGAGCTTCAGGGCCAACCAGATGTCGCTGGAGTGGGCCTACTACGCGGTGCCCTTCTACTGGAACGGCACCGACACGCTGCGCCTGAGCATCGTCCGCAGGCGGACCGACACCACCACGACCATCTACATCGACTCGATGACCTACCACTCGTTCTTCTCGGCCTTCGACCGCGAGGGCCTGGCGCCGATCCTCGATGAGGTGCGCGTCAAGCCCGCCGTGGGGCGGCCCATCGACGTCACCGTGTCGATCCACATCGAGGCGGGCTACGTGTGGGCAGGCGACGGCGGGGTGCAGCAGTCGGTCAGCCTGAGCATCGACCGCTACTTGCGCCAGGTGGCGCTGGCCAACGCCGAGTCGGCGGGCAGCGTGGCCAACGACGTCATCTACGGTGAGGTCGGGGCGGCCATTCAGGACAACGCGGGCGTGGACTACTATGACCCCGCCACGCTCCGCGTCAACGGGGCGACCAGCAACATCAGCGTCGCCAAGCGCGAGGTGGCCGTGCCTGGCGTCTACACGCTCACCCAGATCTGAGATGACCTACAACCCCGACGCACCCAAGCAGAGCGGCATGTCCGAGTGGCCGATCACGGCGGCCGTCGGGCGCGACATGCAGTCGATGCAGCCGTGGTTTATCAGGCGCTCGCCCGTGCTGACACGGCTGATGGATACCTACGGCGACGAACTCGACACCTACCTGGGCCTGACCACCGAGGTGATCGCGCAACTGTTCGTGCGCACCAGCACCTGGGGCCTCGACTACTGGGAGCTTGAACTCGGCCTGCCGTACACGGGCGAACTGAGCGAGGCCGAGCGCGCCGACCGCATCGTGGCCAAGATGCGCAGCTACCGCCAGGGCACGCCGTTCGTCATCCGTCTGGTGGCCAACGCCTACAACCTGGGCAACGTCCAGCCCGTCGAGGACTTCCGAGGACGTCGGCTGATCGTGCGCTTCAGCGACATCCGAGGCGTACCGACCAACATCAGCGACATGCAGGCCACCCTGGAGCATCTCGTCCGCGCCAGCGCGCTGATCGAGTACGAGTACAGCTTCATGCTGTGGCAGGAGGTCATGGACGCCGCCGTCACCTGGCAAGAACTCAAGACCGCCAACATCACTTGGGCGCAGCTTCGCACGATGTCGCCCACCGATCTGCCGTAAAGGAGAGCAGCAGCATGGCCCTCAGCCCGCGCTTCCAGTTGGACGACATTCTGGGCAACGAGGTGGTGGACTTCCAAGTCCTCGACAACAACTTCGACGCCGTGGACGCCAGCGCCGCGCACGTGGGCCTGGCCAACACTTTCAGCAACGCGCAGACCATCCAGCGCGGCGCGGCGACCGACCCAGCGCTGCGCGTGCAAGTAACGGGCGACGCCACGCCGCGCTTCTCGATCACTGCCGATGGCGTGCTGACATGGCCGAGCGGCTCGATGAGCATGCAGGCGGGCGGCGTGCTGAACATCAGCGGTGGGTCGCTGACCACGACGCGGCTGCTGGCGGGCGCTGGGACGGCCGCGCTGCCGAGCTACAGCTTCCAGGGCGACCCCGACACGGGCGTCTTCAGCGCGTCGGCCGACGTGCTGGGCGTGGCGGTGGGCGGCGTGGAGACGAACCGCATCAACAACCAGGGCCAGATCCGCTTCAACCGCACCAACGCCCGCATCGAGGCAGGCACGGGCGACGATCCCAACACGCCAGGCGAGCGGCTGGTCCAGATCAACGCGCTGCAGGTCACCCCGGGGCGCCTGCACGCCTCTGGCGGCGCCAGCCTCTCGACCCTGCAGGTCAACGGCACCAGCGTCCAGACGGGCGCGGTCACGATGTCGAGCACGCTCACCGTCGCGGGCGCGCTCACCGCCAGCAGCACCCTCAACGCCTACGGCGGACGCATCAACTTCGAGGGCAGCAATGCGGTCTACATCCAGTGGCGGGGTGATCTCGGGGCACTCTATATGCCGTACGGCAACGGCATCTACACCAGCTACGGGCGGTTCACGGGCAACGTCACCGTGGACGGTGTGATGACGTCGGGGCGCATGGTGTCGGGCGGCTACGACCCGGGCTGGGCGATGTCGGTTGGCGGCAATGGCATCGCCAGCGGGCGCTTCTTCCAGCGCGGCGACGGTGGCGCCTATTGCTACGACGTGCGCGACTTCCTCGTCAGCAGCGCCGTGGCGGGCAGCTACGTGGTCCAGCGCGACCCGAACGGCTACATCATGGCCAACTACATCAACATGACGTCCAACGTCCAGGGCGGCAAGCCGACCTATGTGGTGGGCATGAGCGGCGACAACTACCTGCGCTACTGGCCTGCGAGTGCAGTTGGCCCCCCAGGTCTGAGGTATTGGGGTTTTGGTGTCGAAGGCGGGCAGGACGGCAGCGGCTACAACTACAGCAACGAGGTCACCGTCAGTTGGTCGGGCTACTACTGTGTGGCGGGCATGACCAAGGGCGGCGAGTACAGCCGTCCCGACTGGGGTGGCGGCAGCCAGTGGCCGCCTGAAACGATGATTCTGGTCAATGGTTCGTCGCTGGTCGGCATCCGCAGCTTCATGGTTGGGTCACCGTTTCACAACATGGGCGACGGGTGGGTCGGCACGTTCTACGGGCCAGTGCTGTGGGGCGCTGGGACACGCGTTAGGATTCGCGGGCGCTGGAGCTACACCAGCGGCGGCGACCTGCAGGGCTATTGCGCATTCATCCCAACCGACGGGTATCCAGGCTAGGAGGCTCGATGCAGCAGCAGGATCAGGCATACACCCTCACCGTCAGCGAGCGCTCGCTGCGCCGCGTCCAGATCACCGTGGCCGCGCTCCAGGCGGCCGACCAGACGGCCAAGGCGGCGGCCGAGGCGGCGCAGGGCATGGTCGCGCAGGCGCGCAAGTCACTAGACGAGGCGCTGGGCGCCATCAGCGACGCCAACGACAAGACGCTGCCCAAGGAGTACACGGTCAAGATCGACGTCAACGAGCGGACGCTGACCATCATCAGCGCCGACGACGCGCAGGTGCTCCAGCCAGGCCAGTCGCTGCCAGGTGCGTTCGCACCCTTCCAGGCGCCGACGACCAACGGCGAGGTGGCGCCCTCGCCGCCGATGGACCCAGCCGTCCCGCTGGACGCCGAGACGTCGCCATGAGCATGGTCGATCACATCATCTGGGCATCGGCGGGTGGCGGCGACCTGAACCCAGAGGGCGCCATCTACAAGCTGTGGCGCAGCTACCGCGAGGCGGGTCAGTACCTGGGCGTACCGCTCTCGCCCGAGGTGCCCGTGACCGACACCGAGGTGCAACAGCCCTTCTCGTCGGGTGCAGTCATTGCCTGGAACCCCGTGGACGGCGCGAGGCTGGTGTGACCGCCGTCGCGGCGCTCTACTGCCCGCCCAAGGAGTGGATGCCGCCCGAGTGGGACGTCCCGCGCCCCGACGATCCCCCAGTCACGTTCAACCGCAACGAGCCAGCCGTCATCCAGCAGGCCTCGTGGACGTGCTCGTGCGCGAGCCTGGCGTGGGTCATGAACGCGCTGGGCGTGCCCGCGCCGAGCGGCGGCAAGTGGGACGAGTGGGACGGCGTGAACGAACTGCGACGGCTGTGCGGCTACAGCGCGGTCAGCCCCGACTACGGCCTGGCCTACGCCAACGGCCAGGATCTGCAGACCGTCTTCGAGGCGTACGGCTTCCGCGTGCATCGCCTGGCCTACCCGACCTGGGCGACCATGAACTACGTGCTGGAGCACACCATCGGCCAGATGGGCGGCGGGCGTTGGTATCACTGGACGGGCGTGCGCGGCACCGATGGCGAGGTCTTCGGCCTGGCCAACCCCGCCCCGAACTGGAAGGGCGTGGGGCAACAGATGGACCCGTACGAGTGGGACACGTGGGGCGGCTGGAATTGCGTCATGATCACGGGCGCACTCTGAGAGGAGGTGAGGACGTGGGCGGCAAACCGAACCCAGGTACTCCCAAGGACAAGCGTCTGAAGGAGAACAAGAAGGGGAAGAAGAAGTAGATGGCCAAGAAGAAGGGACTGGCGAACTTCGGCGGCAAGAAGGCCAAGCCCTACGGCAGCAAGGGCGGCGGCAAGCAGGCCTCCAAGGGCGGCAAGAAGAAGTAGGATTGTGATGCCCCGTTGTCACCGAAAAGGTTGACAGCAGGGTAGCTTGACGCGTATATTCCATGCGTCGGCCGATGGAGGGCCTTCAGCATGGGATTCGAGAACATCTGCAATGGCGAGTGCGGCTCCGAGGGCTTCATGGACGCCTCTGGCGTGCTGTACTGCGACGTCTGCGGCAAGCCCGATGTGAGCCAGGTGCTGGTGCGGCTGCAGAAGTCGATCAAGCGCCACGACTCGGCTGCGGCGATGGACCACTACGCGACAATCGTGCTGCGCACCATCGAGGCGGCGCAGGCCGAGGTACGGCGATGACCCCCACCAGCTACCTGGGCGTGCGCCTGGCGCCGATGGACCCGCAGCAGCGTCGCGCCCGCCTGCGCATGCTGATCGGTGAGCAACTCACCAGCATCGGCCGCAAGCACCAGCGCGGCTTCTGCCCGAATGGCAAGAACGCCATCTGCGACCACGGCCCCGCCTGGTCCAGCCGCGAGCTTGACGGCATCACCTACGTGCTGTGGAAGATCGGGCGCGCCGACACGGCGGGCCACATCATCGGTGGCTCGAACGACGGGGGCACGGCGTGAAGCGCGACTGGTGCCGCATCCACGGCCAGCCTGGCCACATGCACCGCGAGGCGTGCGGGGCCTGCGGCACCCTGCTCGACGGCTTCGGCAACCTGACGTGCCAGGTCAAGTGCAGCGGCCCGAGCTATAAAACCTGGCTCCCACCAGGCGAAGATCAGCGCACATGGAAGTGCGTCGAGTAGGCCCCCGACGGGGGCCTTTTTTGTTAGCGCTGGCTGCTCGACGCCTGCTGGTGGATCTGCTGCAGGTCGGTCGGCTCGTCGGCGCCAGGATCGGGCTGACCCTGTGACTTCTGGTACTGGCGGAAGGCATTCCAGTCGGGCTGGCTGCGCCCGCCGTTCTGCTGGGTCACGAACCGCTGGTACTGGTCCTGAATCTGTGGGCTGGTCTTGCGCAGATCAGCAAACGTGGTCATGGGGCGTCCCTCCAGGGTGTCAGGCTAGTAGGCGTGCTCCCGCCTGGGCAGGTGCAGACCTACACATCTGTGGCCGCAGGACGTGTGCCGCGTTACGCGATTGTGACGCCCACCTTGTCACCGAAATAGTTGACAACAATACGCTTGGCGCATATATTGTTGGCACCATGAATCAAGTCACCTACGACTTCAGCACCAGGCCGCGCCTGCTCGATCTGTGCTGCGGCGTCGGCGGCGCCTCAGTCGGCTACATGCGCGCTGGCTGGGACGTCGTGGGCGTCGATCTCAAGCCCCAGCCGAACTACGGCGGCACCACCTTCGTGCAGGCCGACGCCATCGAGTACCTGGCCGAGCACATCCACGAGTTCGACGCGGTGCACGCCAGCTTCCCGTGCCAGGGCTACAGCATCGCCACGCCGACCTGGGCCAAGGTGGCCAAGGCCGAGGACTGGTATCGCACCGACCTGATCCCCGTCGCTCGCGAGATCTGCTCCGAGTACGGCATGCCGCTGGTCATGGAGAACGTGCCACGCGCCGAGCGCGACTACCGCCACCCGCTGCTGGTGGTCAACACCTACGGCACCGACCTGGGTCGCGAGTTCGACGGCACGCCCGAGCAGATGGTCTTGCCCGTCCAGCGGCCGATCACCCTGTGCGGCACCCAGTTCGGCCTACCGCTGCTGCGCCACCGCACCTTCGAGGTGGGCGAGATGGTCAGCCCGCTCAAGCACCAGTCGCACACGGGCACCATCCGAGGTGGCGACTACATCACCGTGGCGGGCCACGGCGGCGACAACGCCAAGGGCAATTCGAGCCTGAACGCCTGGCGCTTCGCGATGGGCATGCCGTGGGCCAAGAACCGCCACGAACTGGCCGAGGCCATCCCGCCCGCGTACTGCCAGTACATCGGCCGCCAGATGCTGGCGTGGCTGTGAAGGAGAGAACCGTGAGAACTGGACTTGCCTGCGACCTGTGCGAGCTTGGCACCGACCTGACCTGGGTGATCAGGACCAACCACTTCACGGTGGTGGTCGGTGACGAGCCGCACCATTACGCCGACGACGAGGAGTGGGGCCTGTGCTCGCGCTGCAAGCACGATGTGCTGGCCGACACCCAGCAGCCGATCCTGGCCCGCCGTCGCGAGGCGCTCAAGCGCGACTTCGACCTGGCCTGGAACGCGCTCAGCCCCACCGATCAGGACTTCGTGCTGCAGACCACCGACATGGTCGTGCTGGCCGCGCTGTCGTGCCGCCAGAAGCGCTACGGGCGCGCCTGGACACAGGAGGACGCTCGCCTGGGGCGCCAGCAGATCGAGGAGGATGGTGGCCGTGGACTCCGTCGCTGACAGCGTCGTGGACAGCGTGCTGCACATCATGACGGGCTTGCCACGCCAGCCCAAGGTGCCCGTGTGGGTCACCGACGACCGCTGGGGCCGCTGGCACGTGTGGCTGCCGACCGACACCATGTGGCCGTCGGGGCGGGCGCTCACGGCGTGCGGCGCCGAGTGGTACTGGTCCACGACGGCTGCCACGAGCTACCAGATCATGGCCGAGGCGGGCTGCGACGACTGCCGCGCCTGGCTCGTCGGGCAAGGCCGCAAGCGCGGTCGAGGCCGTCGCCCGCGTCTGCCGCAAGGGCCGCTGCCGCCCAGGACGCCTGGCAAGCCTGGCCGCCCCGTCGCGGACGAGATCATCGAGCCGCTGCCGCTGCCTACAGGCCCGCTGGCCGCGCCGTCAATACCAAAAACGCCAGAAACTGGTGTCAAAACGCGCACCGAACGGCTGCTCGAACTGGGCGCCACGCCCGTCACGTACACGCGGCCCGACGGCACCGTCATCAAAAGCGCCAAGGGCACCAAGGCGATGCGCGCCGCGCTCGACGCCGAGGAGCAGGCCGACGCGATGGCCGAGGAGGACTTCACCTTCGAGGTCGGCCGTCGCCTGCCCGCCTGGAACTGCATCTGGTGTGGCCAGGTGCTGGTGCACGGCGACCGCTTCTGCTCGACGTGGTGCAGCACCCAGCAGCGCGAGGAGGACTACGCCAACCGCTGGGAACGCACGGGCCGCACGATGGCCAGGCGTCAGTTCCTCGACCAGTTGTATGGCCGCCCGCGTCGCGACACGATCCGCTCGTGGACGCCGCCTGCACGGCAGATCCGCAAGACGGCCTCGACCCCCTACTGGCAGCGCTAGGCTGTCACCGTGAACGTTTACAAAGATCTAACACTCCCTGTCACCGAAAAGGTTGACAACAATACGCTTGGCGCATATATTCATCCCATGCAATTCATTGACCGCCAGGCCGCCGAGGCCTTCATCGTTGACAATCAGATCGCTGGCCGCAAGTTCGAGATCGAGGATCTCACTCCGAGCCTGGAGTCCGCCGCTCGCACAGTCGCACTAAGCTGGGTCGCGCCCAAGGCTGGCCACTGGGCCATCAACTTCATGGCCGACATGAAGGTCCGCGCTGGCTCGAAGAAGGGCCTGAGCGTCGGCCAGGCCAAGGGTGTCCTGAACGTGGTCCGCGCCGAGGCCAAGCCTGCGGCGCCCAAGGCCGAGACGCTGCCAGTCGCTGGCGCCAACATCAGCCAGGTGCGCACGGCCCGCTTCCGCGTGGTGGCCGCTGACGGCACGAGCATCGCCGTTCGCCTCTCGATCCCTACGATGTGGACCGACGCCCCCAAGGGCACGCGCAAGATCTCGACGCGGACGGCCGAGGGCTGGACGACGGTTGGCAAGGCCGACCCGCAGGGCACGGTCAACATCTTCAAGAAGGTCAACACGATCCTCGCCCACCGCGTGCTGGACGCCCTGGAGACGCTCCAGAACGCCGACGACGACCTCGTCTACATCCTCGCCTACGCGATGGAGGGCGGCGAGTGCGGCTTCTGCGGCCTGGAACTCGACACGGTCGAGAGCTTGACGGTCGGCTACGGCCCGACGTGCGCCAAGAAGCACGACCTGCCGTGGGGCGCCAAGGCAGTACCCGCCAAGGTGCTGCTGGCCAAGGAGGGCCTCGCTGAGGCCCCCACCCCCGAGGTGGTCGAGACGCCTGCGGCGCCTGCTGGCCCGACCGAGGACGACCTGATCGCCGCCGTCAACGCCGCCAAGGCCGCTTTCGCAGCCGCCAGCGAGGAGGACGAGGACGAGGCCTGGGAGGCCTTCCGAGCCGCCAAGAACGCGCTGAAGGCCTTCCAGGCGGCCCCCGTGGCCGCCCAGGCCATCAAGGCCGACTACGACCTGCAGCACGACACGGACGGTGCGGTCATCACGGGCGCGGGCCTGGTCCTGCGCCCCATCCAGGCCAGCGACTGGGCCGACGACCTGGCGGCTGCGGCCGACCTGGCTAACGACGTCGCGGCGGGCAACTGATGTCCCGCCGCTGCGACTTCAAGCATCCGCGCTTCGCGGACGGCCAGTGCCCGCGCCCAGCCAGGCGCGGCTGGACGATGTGCAACTCGCACTACTCGGCGGGTCGCTCGATCCGCCAGCAACCCAAGGAGAAGAACCGATGAAGCTACTTCAAACGATCCGCCTGGCGGCCGCCGTGACTGGCGCCGCTGCGGCCGTAGCGCTGGTGGCGCCACAGCCCGCTCGCGCCGAGACGATGGCCGAGATCCTGGCCCGCCACGACGCTGAGAAGGCCGCCGTGGCAGCCGCTGAGAAGGCCAAAGCCGACGCGGCGTTGGCAGCAATCCTGGCTCAGCCGCGCACGAACCCAGGTGCGCCGACGCTATCTGGCGCGCCGACGATCATCCTCAGCGGCCCGCTGCGGCCAGAACCAACACCCGAGGAGAACGCCGCGCTTGCAGAAGCCGAGATCGTCGCGGCGGCGCAGATGACACACCGCATCCAGTCGGGCACGCTCGTGGATTACTGGTACGACGAGGCGCTCGTCCTGCACAGGATCTGGGATGCCGATGACGGACGGTGGCACGAGGCGGGCGGCACGTTCGTGAGGATCGAGCCGTGAGCCGTCCTCGCGACGCGCAGCGCTCGAAGGTCTACGCAGCCGAGGCGGCGCTCAGCGACGGCGCAAAGTTCGAGGGCGTGCCCGCCGTCCAGGCGTTCGTGGACCACCTGCTGGCCGAGGCCTGGACGCGGCGCCGATTCGGCAACCGCAAGATCGAGGTACGCGACGGGCGCGGGCGCTCGAAGGCGGCAGGTTCGTCCAACGGCTGGATCACGCTGCCCAAGTGGGCCAGGAACGAGATCACCATCTGCCACGAGCTAGCCCACGCGCTGGGGCCGTCGAGCGAGGAGGCGCACGGCGCGGACTTCGCCAGGCGCATGCTCGAACTGGTCGGGCACGTCATGGGCGAGGCCCCTCAGACGCTGCTGCGGACCTGCTACGCCGCCAAGCGCGTGAAGGTCGGCCCGCCGCTCAAACTGCGCGACCTGCAGCCGCTGCCCGCCCCCAAGAAGCTGTGGCGCATCGAGGCCCACGGCCAGGACGGCACCCTCACCACCAGCGTGGTCATCGAGGCCGTCACGCTCACCCAGGCGCTGCAGGTCTGGCTGCGGCACCAGCAGGGACTCCCGCCAGTGTCGCTCACCGTCAAGCGCGCCAGGCGCCCCGTCACAGTTTTGTAAGGGCTACTTTTGATGGCCACCAATGTCACCGAATATGTTGACAACGGGGAGCTTGGCGCGTATATTCATCCTGTCGGCCGATGGAGGGCCGAGATCGTGAACCAACCGACCTACTTCTACATGAGCGTCGCGTACACCGAGGGCCTGGACCAGGCCTTCACCAGGGCCAGCTACAGCGGCGTCAAGCTCGACGTCGAGTACGGCTCGCAGGGCCGCCAGGCGCGCACGTTCAACACGGGCGACTTCGCCACCGACTACGTCGAGGCGCTGGCCTTCGCGGAGGATGCGATGGACGGCCGCGAGGTGCCCGTCATGGGTTCGAGCAGCGTAGACAGCTACCAGTTCGACGCGGGCGTCACCGAGGCCGACGTCGAGGCGGCACTAAACCGCAAGCGCGCCAGCCTGGCTGGCCAGCAGAAGATCGACCAGGCCGTGGCGGTCACCGACATGGTGGCCAAGCTCAACGCAGCGCTCGACAGCGGGCTGCCACGCGAGAAGCTGGTGTACGCGCTGGCCAAGGTCATCGCCACCGACGACTACAACACCGCCTACCCGGGCGCGCCTCTCGGCCGCGACGAGGCGCTGCGAGCGCTCGACGTGCTCAAGCACCTGCTGGCGGGGGTGGCCTGATGGCCACCATCTCGCCCGCCTCGCTGATCGTCATGGCCGACACCATCGAGATCAGCGACGAGCACCGCCAGGTGGCGCTGTACCGCTGGCAGGAGCACGAGACGGACAGCAGCAGCACCCAGATGGTCTGGGCTGACGTCACGTTCGCGCCGCGCCGCCCGATGGCCCTCACGGGCCTGGCGATGTACGCGGTGGTGGACCTGGCGCAGCGCGGCGGCCTGCAGGTCGCAGGCTGGAAGGCAGGCGAGCGGGTCTGGTGACCCGCCGCCGTCCCAAGGATTGAGCCAGCAGCATGTCAGAAGGCCTACGAGTCGTACCGTCCACTCAGTGGGTGAGTGTGCGCGGCAACCACCCAGGCGCGCTGGTCGAGGTGCGTCGCGTCACCCCGACCGCCGTCTACTACCGAACCATTCGCGAGGGCGCGGGCACGGGTCCGCGTCACCGCAAGGGAGGCCTCAAGAACCGCCTGGACTACGCCGAGTTTCTTCGCAACTACCGCCCCAACACCAAGCGCGATTGGATGCGCGCAACACAGAACGGAAAGGAAGGAACCCCCGATCCCGTGACTACCGCAGTTGATCAAGTGCTGGCCGACCAGGCCAGCCTGGCTGCCAGCGGGCGCCTGCACGCCGAGGAGGAGGCGATTGCGCAGGCCATCCGCGATGGCGCCAAGTTTCACGACGTCCAGCGCGACTACCACGTCCAGGGCCGCGTCCTGGCGCAGATCATCGAGAAGTTCGGCGTGCCGTACGAGACGGTGCGCCAGAAGGATGCCGAGGCGCGAGCCAAGCGCGAGCAGGCCGAGATCGAAGCGGTCTTGCCCGCCGCCGTCCCAGTCGTGGAGGAGGGTGTGCCCGTGCCGAGCGAGCCGATCCCCGATGGGCCGCTGCACCCGCAGGAAGACGAGATCGTTGAACTGATGCGCGCCCGGGCGGGCAGCTTCCAAGACGTCCTGCGCGACTACCACGTCAAGTCCACGGTGCTGGTGGCCATCATGGCCAGGCACGGCATCCCCAAGATGACCGACGAGGAGAAGCGCGCCAAGTCTCGCGCCTACTACCACAAGAAGCGCCAGGAGGCCCTGGCCGCGCAGGAGGCCCTGGCAGCCATCGAGGCGAGCGTAGAGGCTGCCAGGGCGCCCGTAGAGGCCCCAGAGGCCATCGTGGCCGAACCCACGCCCGAGCCTGCGCCTGTGGGAGATCCTGTCGCTGGTGCCATCGCGGCCAAGATGTACGGCACGCCTGGCGGGCACACCTGGCACGTGACGGTGCGCACCGAGGTGCACATGCGCGTCCAGGCCGCGAGCTACATCGACGCCGCCCAGGCGGCGCTGGCGCAGACGCCCGAGGGCGCCGAGATCATCAGCCTGGTGCGCGAGGAGCGGTCATGAACCGCTCCCTGCAACTCACCCTGTTCGGCATCATCACCCTTCTCGGGGTGGGCGTGTTCGGCCTGACAGCAGCGTTCGGGGTCATCCCCGCCGCGCTGCTGGCTGGCCTGGTTACTGCAATCGCGGCGCTGCGGGTCTACGGCTCGTGGCGTCGCCTGCCTGGAGGCGGGGCGTGAAGCTCTATCATCTGACCAGCCTGTATCACCTGCCCGCCATCATGGCTGCGGGCTACCTGAAGACGACCGAATCCAACGTCAGCCTCGATCCCCGACAGCCCCACGCTGGTCCCGACGTGGTGTGGCTGACGACCAGCCCGCGCACTGGCCAGGGTTGGGCCAGGATGCGCGACGAGTGGGCCTTCGTGGACAAGACGCGCATCCTGTTCGAGGTCGCCATCGACGCCGAGGAGAACGCCGTCCAGCCGTGGTACGACTGGGCCAGGGCGCAGGGCAGCACCGACCTGTGGATGACGGCGCTGGCCGCTTCTGGCGACGAGCAGCACAGCCTGGCGGCCCGCGTCGGCACCAAGCCCGAGGCCGATGCGGCGGCGCTGGAGCGCGCCCGCCAGGAGTGGTACGTGGTCGAGCGCACCGTGCCCTGGCTGGAGTGGGTCAGCATCACCGACACGCTGGCGGGCACGACCATCTGGCGCCAGACCCTGGAGCAGCAGAAGGCGGGCGCGATGACCGTCTCGAAGCTGTGGACGGGCATGCGCCACCAGGGCGACGCGACGCTCATGATCAGCAACGACAAGCGCGGCTTCGTGCCCACCACGATCATCAGCGAGGAGACGGGCGAGGCCTTCACGGTGGACCCCAAGGATGTCAGCGCCGAGGACGTCAGCCGCATGTCGCCCGCCCAGCGCCGCGCCTACTTCAACAGGGTGGCCCCGTCCATCAACGTCATGCGCGACCTGACGGGCATGGACAACTAGCAACCGAGGTCGCCCCGTTACACGCTTGTGACACCGAATTGGTTGACAAGCGCAGATGACGGGGTGTATCTTCTCGTGACTGGCCGATGGAGGGCCTGGACACTCTCATGACGATCACCAACGACGACGAGCCGACGCTGGCTGGCGATATCGACGCCCAGCAGATCAGCCCCGAAGACGACTTCGACATCAACGAGCAGCATCCCGAAGCGGCAGGCATGGTCATCGACCCGAGTGACGTGGTCAGCCTGGCCAAGGCCGTGAGCGCTGGCGTGCCCATCGGTGCGCTGGCCGAGGCCCACGAGGCGAGCCTGACGACACACACGTGGACGCCTGGTGTGGCCTGCCCGATGCGCAGCGTGAACCGCAAGGTCCATTCGCTGACCAGCATCTACAACCTTGACCATCCCGACAACACCATCCAGGCGCCGCCCGAGGTAAGCGACGTGGCCTGGCTGGCCAGGTGCGAGACGCACGAGGCCGACCTGTACTCGAAGACCTTCGCCCCCGCCTGGCGAGCGCGTAACCGCCCGTGGACGTTCTGCGACAACTGCAGGACCATCTTCGAGCAGCGCTACGGCAAGAACGCCCTACGCAAGCAGGCGCTCAAGAAGGGCAAGAAGCTCAAGACCGTGGCCGTCGCGCCCAGCACGCCCAAGGCGCCCAAGGCGCCCAAGGTGGAGGTGGTGGCCGACGAGCGCTTCGAGACGACCGAGGATCTCAAGGCGGCGGGCATCCCGGGCACGATCACGCCCGCCCAGGTCACCACCTCGCTGGAGGGCAGCGACGAGGAGGAGGCCGTGTGGAACGAGTGGTCCGACAAGCTCAGCAAGCAGACGCCCGCAGGCGGCGTGATCGACTGGCTGGCCGAGTACCACTACGCGGTGCGCCTGGCCGACGGGCGGCTGATTGAGTGCCGCATCCACAAGGGCGACGCGGTGTTCGCGCATCAGGACGCCAAGGGCGCCAAGCACTACACCGACACGCTGCCCGCGATGCTTGCGGAGATCGGCTAGCCCGCGTATTGTGGGCGTGCCCTCCATAAGGCACGAGAGCGCCTGGCTGCCAGAGGTTCATCAGGGGCCTCAGCCAGGCGTTTCTCTTTGCCCATAACAATCTCGTGACAGTCGCCCCGTCGTGTCACCGAAATTGTTGACACCGCTGAGCTTGGCGCGTATATTCAACGCACCATGAATCTGTGGACCCGAACCGCCAGCGGCACCTACGTCCGCGATGGCTGGACCATCCGCCGCCAACACTCGAAAGGCAGCGGCCAGAGCAAGCCCTTCCGACACGTGAGCGTCAAGGCTTACGACGCCTGGGTGCTCTACACACCCGACGGCATCAACACGGGCGTCGGCGCCAGCACGCTTGCCAACGCCAAGCTCAACGCCGACCGCCAGATCGCGCTGCGAGGCCAGGTGTGAAGTACGACCACGACCTGGGTGTCACCTGGCAGCCGAGCTTCAGCGACTGGGCCGACGTGGCGCCGCAGGCACTCAGCAAGAAGGAGCGCCGCCGTCTCAAGAAGACCGCGAAGCGCGCCCGCAAGCAGGCCCAGCAGCAGGCCTTCGTGCGCACCATCCCGACCCGCACGTGCGACCGCCAGGTGCGCCTGGACGGCGCCGAGGGCCACGGCCTGCGCGTCATCTTCTGCGACTTCGACGGCGTGCTCAACCAGCACCGCGCTGGCGCCTACAACCTGCTGCGACCGCTGGTCGAGCGCCTGGACAGGCTTGCCCGCGACACGGGCGCCGTGCTCGTGGTGTCAAGCTGGTGGCGCTGGATCGGCGTCGAGGCGCTGAGATCCGACCTGGCCAGCGCGGGCTTCCACGGCCGCCTGATCGGCCGCACGCCGTGGCTGGGCGAGACGCCCGAATGGGACGCCCGCGAGCGCGGCATCGAGATCCAGGCGGTGCTCGACTACCTGGGCGAGCGCGTCGAGACGTTCGTCATCCTCGATGACCACGACCGCATGGGCAGCCTGCTGCCGTATCTGGTGCAGACCGATGCGACGGCGGGCCTGACCGAGGCTGATGCAGAGCGAGCGAGGGCCATCTTGGTCCCTCGCCCCGTCGCGCTGCTGGAAGACGTGTCTCCGAATCGGTTGACGTCAGGACGTGCGCCAAGCTATACTCATCGCGTCGCCCCCGACGGGGCGCTAGTCTGCGGCTAAGGGGCCGCACAGGAAGGAACCACCTGTGAAACAGGGACTCACATTGACCGACTTCGCGACCGAAGTCCAGAAGCGTGACAACGCCAAGGCCGACTACCTGGCGCCTGTCAAGTTGCTTGACGTGCAGACCAACGGGCACACCAGCCTGGTGCTGCGCGAGGTGGAGGACAGCCGAGGCGACGAGCTTCAGCCGCTGCCCATCAACCCCATCGCGCACGGCCAGATCGCCAGCTACCTGGGCATCCCCAAGGCCTTCTACGACCACGTGCTGCGCAACACCGACACCATCCGCGACCCCAACGACCCCAGCCTGGCGCTGTACGACACGCTGGTCAACGGCCTGCTGCGCTCGTGCGCCGACGACACGCGCCTGGTGCGCACGCTGTTCGGTGAGACGCGGGGCTTCCTGAGCGACCGCTACCGCCAGATGGATAACCTTGAGATCCTCGTGCGCTTGCTGCCCGTCATCCAGAAGCTGCCCGCCGTCAACTGGGACCAGTCGAGCCTGCAGGTGACCGACCAGCGCATGTACTTGCAACTGGTGGACACCTCGAAGCCCAAGGTCATCAAGGCGGGCACCCACGCCAAGGTGGACGACATCCTCCAGCGCGGTGTGGTCATCACCAACAGCGAGGTCGGCCTGGGCAGCTTCAGCGTCCAGCCGCTGGTCTTCCGCCAGGTGTGCTCGAACGGCCTGGTCATCACCGAGTACGCCCAGCGACGGTTTCACGTGGGCGGGCGCAACAACGGCGACGCGGGCATCGTGTGGCAGACCGACACCCAGAAGGCGCGCAACGAACTGACCATCATGGAGATGCGCGACCTGATGGTGCACGCCATGTCCGACGAGTTCCTCGACAAGATCGCCCAGCGGGCGCAAGACGCGGCCGAGGTGCCGATCAAGGGCACCCAGGTCGAGAACGTCATCAAGAACGTGACCGAGCGCTTCCGCCTGACCAACGAGGAGGGCAAGGCGGCGCAGGGCCACTTCATCGAGAGCGCCGAACTGAACCTGTGGGGCCTGGTCAACTCGATCACACGGGCCGCGCAGGACGTCGAGAGCTACGACCGCAGCGTCGAGATGCAGCAGATCGGCGGCAACCTGCTGGCCATGCCTAAGCACGACATCACCGCACTGCTGACCGAGCAACGCAACTAATCGTTGGGTGGGAAGCTACACCCCGGGGCGACCGGGGTGTACGCTTGCGGGCAGGCCGCGTACCAGGCGGCCACATCCCGCCATCGAGGAGGCTTTTTCCTCTGATGCAATCCCAACCTATGCCTGGCCAGGGCCAGGTGCAACCATCGGCCGCTGGGCGCATTCGCGCCAGTGTGCCCGCTGAGGACACGTGGGGCCAGTTCCCCATCGACGGCTACCCGACCGAGGGAGTCGTGCGTATCACGGTCACGCCCGAGATGGCCGCCGCCTGGCTCACGCGGACGCGTGAGAACCGTCCGCTGAGTAAGACCTGGGCGCAGGAACTCGCCAGGCGCATGGACCTGGGGCAATGGTGGGACACGCGTGACCCGCTCCAATTCTCGGAGGAGGGCTGGCTGCTGAATGGCCAGCACCGCCTGACGGGCGTGGTCATTCGCGACAAGGCGACCGACCTGTACTTCGCCTTTGGCCTGCCCAACGAGGCCGTGGGCGCTATCGACACGGGCCGCAGCCGCTCGCGCTCCGACGTGATGGCCATCAAGGGCTGGGACTATCCCAAGCTGCGGCCGCACGCGATGCGCCTGCTGCTGAACTGGGAGCAGTCCGATGACCCCTGGTCGATGCCCATCAGGAAGCGCCAGTACGGCCCGCTGGAGATCGAGCACGCCATGCGCACGACGTACACCGATCTGAGTGCGCCGCTGGAGTGGGCCACCTACATGAGTCGCCAGAGCGTGGCGGGCGGGGGCGCCCTGTGGGCGGCCATCCTGCTGCGCATGTCGCGCCTGAGCTACGACAGTGCCGAGGAGTTCCAGCGTGGTGTGTCGCGTGGCTCGAACCTGCCCGCCGACAGCCCGCTGCTGATCTTGCGCAACCAACTGCTGCTGCTTGCCTCGCGCAGCATGACCGTCGCCCAGCAGGAGCGCGTGGCGGCCTGGATCATCAAGGCCTGGAACTTCTGGCGGGCGGGCGAGCGCGTCAAGACCATCAGGTGGCGCGACGGCCGCGAGGAGGCCTTCCCCAAGCTCAAGTAGCTGCGGCTGCGGACCGCGACGCGGGCCTGCCCGAATTGGGTGTTGCAATGTCACCCAGATCGTGTACTATCTGGGGCATGCCCACCGAGATGCGTTGGGCAAGCCCAAAAGGAGGGGAAGAACCGCGTGAAGTGGTCACCCGAACCGTATCCGACTATGTCGCGTGAGCAGCACGACGACCTGACGCGCCACATGCGCACCAACGGCTGGGACGACAGTCTCGGCGCCATCCTCGTGGACGAGGAAGGCAACCTGATCGACGGCTACAAGCGCAGCCAGGTGGCCTGGGAACTGGGCATCACCAGCGCGCCCGCCAGGGTGCTGCAGGGCATCGCGAGCATCCCCGACGAGGCCGAGCGGGCCGCCAAGTACGTCGAACTACGCGCCGCCATCAACACCAAGACGGTCGTGGCCGACGAGGCCGAGGCCTGGCTGCGGGGAGAGCGCTGATGCCGCTGATCGACTACGAGCAGTCGGGCTGGGTGCCCAACGCCAAGTACGAGGCCATCATCAACGAGGCCAACGCCATCTGCGCCCAGTACCTGGCGCAGGGCTACGACCTGACGCTGCGCCAGTTGTACTACCAGTTCGTCGCTCGCGGCCTGCTGGCCAACAAGCAGGAGAACTACGACCTGCTGGGCCGCGTGTGCGTCAAGGCCCGCGAGAACGGCTACATGGACTGGGACTACCTCGTGGACCGCACGCGCAACCTGCAGGCGCTGCCGCACTGGGCCGATCCCGAGGAGATCCTCGACGCCGTGGCCAAGCAGTTCCGCCTGGACAAGTGGGCCGAGGCCGACCACGTGGTCGAGGTGTGGGTCGAGAAGGAGGCCCTGTCGGGCATCGTCCAGCAGGCCGCCGACGCGGTGGATATCCCGCACTTCGCATGTCGCGGCTACGTCTCCAGCAGCGAGATCTGGCAGGCCAGCCAGCGCCTGGTGCGCTACATCAAGGACGGCAAGGAGGTGACCGTCCTGCACCTGGGCGACCACGACCCGTCGGGCCTGAACATGACCGACGACAACGGCGGCCGCCTGCAGCAGTACGTACGCCGCCACGTGGGCAAGGACTACTCGAAGCTGCACTTCAAGCGCATCGCGCTCAACCCGCCGCAGATCGCCCAGTACGCGCCGCCGCCCAACCCCGCCAAGCAGACCGACTCGCGCTACGGGGAGTACGTCGCGGCGACGGGGCAGACCGACTCGTGGGAACTGGACGCGCTCGACCCGACCGTGCTCGTCACGCTGATCACGGGCGAGGTCGAGGCGCTGCGCGACGACGCTGTGTGGAACGAGGCGACCGAGGAGGAGAAGGAGCACAGGCGCCGCCTGGCCGAGGTGGCCAACCGCTGGACCGACGTCACAGGCTGGCTCGATGAGGAGGGAACCAATGACAACGGCAACGGCACCGACGCCGACGAGTAACGGCCAGGTCCGCACGCGCAGGGCAGCGCATCTGCCCGCCAAGATCGAGGCTGCCTACGTCGCCTCCAACACCAAGCGCGGCGACAACAAGACGTCGCGCCTGGACTACGCGGCGGGCTACGAGGACGGCTACCTGCAGGCGCTGGACGACATGGCGGGCGCGAGCCAGGCCATCCGCAAGGCGCTGCGCAAGGCGCTCATGCAGCCGTAACCCGCAGAAAACTAACGAAAAGCGCGCCCCGATCCCTACGGGTCGGGGCTTTTTCGTGTACAAAAGTAGGAATTGTCACCCTGATCGGTTACTATTCGGCGTATGCCACGATCACGAGTTTCCCCGCCGCCAGCCGATTGGTCGCCTCAAGGGCGCCGACTGGAGGAGATTTTGATGCAGCAGGGCAGGCAGACCGAGTGGCTGCCCGAGCAACTGGGCATCAGTCGCAACTACCTGTACCGCATGCGGCTGAACCCGACCAATCCGCTGTACCGTCCGCCCCAGCCTGGCCTGTGGGCCAGGTGCGAGCGGCTATTGGGGGTGCCTGCGGGCACCATCGAACCACGCCACAAGAGCGTCGGCAGCCGCGACCGCACGCTTGCGGAGGAGCGCCTGCGCCATCGCGAACTGGCGGCCGCCACGGCCTGAAGTGGCAAGACCACACTGGGCGGGGGCACCAAGCGCGGCACGTTCCCACCCAGTGCAGCCGTAGGAGCATAACAGCGAGATGACTGACGAGAAGCAGCCCCTGACGGGGAAGGCCGAGCGCCTGATGCGCACGGTCGAGAGGACGCTGGCCGCTCGTGCGCGCCGCGAGCAGCCTGGCGTCAAGATCACCAACCTGGCGAGCGGGGTGCGTCAGGTCGAGGTGCACGCGTACGACGACGACCTGAGCGTCGCGGGCGAGCGCGCACGCGCTGAGTTCGAGCGGCAGACGGGCCTGGTGGGCGTGCCCGAGGCCGAGTACGAGCGCCTGAAGTGGCTGGCCAGCATCGGCCAGGTGGCACTGGACCGTGGCATCGTCGCCCGCGAGGAGGTGCCCACCGAGCCTGGGCCTGAGCCGATGGACCTGGGCGACCTGAACGAGATGGACGCCAAGCACCCTGGCTGGGACGAGCAGCCCACGCCCGAGTACAGGGACATCCAGGCGGGGCCAGGCCGCCGTCGCAAGAGCGTGCCCGCCACGGGCGGCAACGGTGAGAAGCCGACCGCCGACGAGATGGACGTCATGATCGAGAAGCTGCGCCAGGTGGCCGACAGCGGCGTCGAGGGCGTGGAGGTCAGCGATGCCGACGCTTGAGATGGACGCGCTGATTGCCTGGTCGCGCACCGAGGATGCGGCGCGGGCGCTGTGGCACGCCTGGTTCACCGCGATGCAGGAGCAGCACCGCGACGTGGACCGCCACCGCTCGAAGTGGGCCATCTTGGACCCGCAGGACCAGGCGCTGGACAGCCTGATCGTGCAGAAGGTCGTGGCCGAGATGCTGGCCACCGTCGCCAGCGAGCAGGAGGTGGCGCGTGGACGCGGATGAGAAGGCGCTGTACGACGACCTGGCCGCCCCATTCGAGGGCTACTACACCGCTGACGGGGTGTTCGGCCCGTTCCTCTCGGGCGAGCAGGTCGCCAAGCGCCTGAACCACGTGCTGGGCGTCGGGCAGTGGATGTACAGCGTGGTCCAGTTCCACGTGGACGCCGAGGCGGACGAGGTGGTCGCGCTGGGCGAGCTTCGCGCCTGGGTCGGCGGCCAGTGGATCACCCGTCAACAGTTCGGCGGCCAGAAGATCAAGCGCCCCAAGAACGGCGGGCCGCCGACCAACCTGGCCGACGACCACAAGGGTGCGGCCACCGACGCGATGAAGAAGTGCGCCTCGCTGCTGGGCGTCGGCCTGTACCTGATGGTCAGCCACGCCACCTGGCACGAGGGCGTGCCGCCACAGGCCACCCAGAACGGCCGCACAGGGCGCGCAGGCGCGTCCAAGGCCAACGGGACGGCTCCCAGGCCAGCCGCGCTGCCTGGCGGCACAGCGGCCCCGCAGACGCCTCCCGCACAGGCGCCAGACCAACCGACCGCCAGACCTCCCAAGTGTATGGAGTGCGGCCAGCCCCTGGCAGCCGTCAGCTTCCCCCCGAAAGACGGCAAGCCTGGCCAGACGTGGACCATCGCCAAGTTGCGCACGATCTCCACCCGTCGCTTCAGCAGCGTCCTGTGCATAGACTGCTTCCGCAAGGGCGTCGAGTATGAGCGCAGCCAGGGAGTCGCGGGGTGAGGAGGATCTGATGGCCGACCAACCCCTTGGCACGACGGCGCGCTGGATGGCCGAGCCGCTGTTCCCCGACCTGTGGCCAGAAGACCGCCAGGTGGTCGAGGTGACCAAGCCGCCGCCACACGTCAAGCTGCCCGCCAAGAATGGCCACGAGCGCCGCGACGAGGGCATCCAGCAGGCCTGGGACAACACGCCCGAGAACTGGCGCACGGTCGCCTTCACGCTGCTGTACCAGCTTGCCCGCGAGCACGAGGAGATCACCACCGACGACCTGTGGGAGGTGCTGCCGCCGCTGCCTGCCGAGGCGCACCCGAACGTCATCGGCGGGCTGTGGATGGAGGGCGTGCGCCGCAAGATCATCAAGCGCACCGAGCGCACCATCGCCTCGACCAGGCCGAACGCCCACGCCAGGCGCGTGCCCGTCTACCGCTCGCTCGTGTACGGCCACGCCAGGGTGGGATGAGCGGCGACGACACGTTCGCGGGCTGGGCGCAGCGTGTGGCAGGCGCCGCCGCGCACCTGCAGGCCCAGATCGACGCAGCGGGCATGGGCGACCCGCGCCAGGCCGACCACGAGCGCGTGCGCAGCGTCCTGCTGCGACTGCTGGACCAGCTAGACCGCGACGTCGGCGGCCTGCGCGACGGCCCGCTGTCCGACCTGCGGCGCGAGGCCATCACGGTGCTGGAGGAGACGCGGCGGTGAGGCCCGTGCTGAGCAAGCTGACCAAGTACGAACTCGAAGGCCTGCTGCGGCACACCGAGGGCGAGCGCGACAAGCTGCGCGAACTGGCCGACGGGCGGGCGGACGCCATCGACCGTCGCGACATCCAGATCGCGGACCTGCAGGCCGAGTGCGACCAGTGGCAGAAGAAGCTGACCGAGGACGCCTGGCCCGAGATCGAGCGTCTGCGCAAGATCCGCGACGCCGCCCGCGCCCTGGACGAGCACAAGGACCAGGGCTACGCGACGCTGGTGAGCCATCTGATTCGCCTGCACGAGACGCTGGTCGAGTTCGGCTGATGCCGACGCTGCTGGAGGCGACCATCTGGGCCACGCGGGCCTGGGTCGAGCAGCGCGACGCCGAGCTAGCTGACCCCGCGACGACGACGCGCCGCCAGGCCGAGATCAAGCGTGAGTTCCGCGCCCTGTACGAGGTGCTGACACAACTGCTCGACGCGGCGCGGCGTGACTGACTTCATCCGCGAGTACGAGACGGAACTGGCGACGTGTGACCGCCTGGTGGACCTGTTCGCTACCTGCAACCAGCGCGGGCTGGTGCGACGCGGCCAGGTGGGCGGCGCCTTGGGCAAACCCGTCGTGGACACCGAGGTCAAGGACAGCTACGACCTGAAGCTGAGCGAGATCCCGCGTGCGATGTGGGAGGAGTACGCCGTCAATCGCTACCTAGACCTGCTCATCGGGCACACCGCCGACTACGTGAACCGCTACGGGGTGCAGCACGGGCCGTTCGGCCTGGCCGAGTCACCGCGCCTGCAGTTCTACGCGCCTGGCGGGGGCTTCAAGAAGCCGCACTGCGAGCGCAACACGTACAGCGTGACCACGCGCATGCTGGTGTGGATGACCTATCTCAACGACGTCACGGACGGCGGCGGCACCTACTTCGTGCATCAGGATCTGCTGGTCCAGGCCAGGCGCGGGCGGACGCTGATCTGGCCGAGCGACTTCACCCACGTGCACCAGGGCATCGTCTCACCCAGCCAGCAGAAGCTGATCATCACAGGCTGGTTCAACTACACCCAGTAAGGTGTGCGTCATGACACCCGACTGGGTTACACTGGTCGGCCATGACCACCGCCGTGCGCCGTCCCGAGTTTCCCTCGTGGGCGAGCAACTTCGCCCACTCCCCGCTGCTGTGGGACAACCTCAAGTACGCCGACGTCGAGTCGGCCTTTCAATCCGCCAAGACGCTCGACCGCAAGGCCCGCCAGGCGTTCGCCTTCCCGCATCCGCCAGGCCCGGGCAAGGCCAAGGCGATGGGGCGGGCGCTCACGCTCAGGCCCGACTGGGAGCAGGTCAAGGATGACGTCATGCTCGACATCCTGCGCGAGAAGTTCCGCGACAGGCTGCTGGAGGAGAAGCTGGTGTCCTGGGACTCGGCGCTGATCGAGTGGACGTCCTGGCACGACAACTGGTGGGGCGTGTGCATCTGCGGCCGTCCCGCCTGCCACGGCGGCCGCAACCGCCTGGGCACGCTGCTGGAGCACCTCAAGTGGGAGCGCCTGGGCGAGGTCGAGCCGATCAAGGGCAGCCAGGTGCCGCTGCGCGCACTGACGCCCGACGGGGTGCCGCTCGACCTGCACGCGGACATGGAAGCTGGGCGTGGCGACGAGGATTGGGTGCGCTTCTTCGCTGGGGCCGAATCGTGACGCCAAGTGCCTGGACTGAGGCCAGGCAGCGGGGTGTAGGCTGAGTGCTTTCACCCTTCCCGATGTCGGCGCCGAGGCCCCCGCAGCCAGCGTCGGAGGCTACTGACGGGGCGCCTCGACGGAAGGAGGGGTAAGCGCACCCACAAGGAGAGAATCCCCAACACAACAAGAAACCGTCACCCCTCCGCTTGCAAGCCAGAGTGTCGGGTGACGGCTTCTGAAAGGAAAGAACCGTGTCAAGTTTACACGGCGACGAACACGTTGCAAGCGCCAATGGTGTAACGACACAACATCTGGGTGTCACAGATGAGGCCACCACAACCGATAGTGTGTGGCCAGAGGCCTACGAGCGCGAGGTGGCGCTTCGAGCAGGCCAGGCGGGGGCGGTTTATGGTCACCTGCACCGCGACCTGACGTTCGACACCGATCTCAGCCCAGCGCTCAGGCTGACGCTGCTGGCGATGACCCACTTCGTGGACGACGACGGCGAGTCGCTGTCGATCTCGCAGTACACGCTGGCAAAGCGCCTGGGCATCACGCGCCAGACGCTGTCGGAGCACTTCGCTAAAGCCGTCCAGGCGGGCTTGTTGCAGCGCCAGGTGATCGACGGCGAGGTTCACTGGCGCATGCGCTGGCTTGTCCCGCCGCGCCGCCTCAAACGTCAGGCTGTACCTGACGCCCAACGTCAGGCTCTACCTGACAGTCAGGCTCTACCTGACGCGCCGCACGCGCACGCGCACGCGTTAAGTCCCGTACTTAAAGACAACGTTGTTGTTGAAGTTAAAGACGGGAAGGCGCGCAAGCCAAAGACTGAGCCGCTGACCGACGAGCAGCGCGCCACCCTGCACCAGAAGTACGAGAGCTTTTACCCGTCACGTCAGGCACTAGACGACGTGATCGACTCGGCGCTGGAGCACGAGAACGCCCGCAAGTGGAAGACCGAGTACCGCTACGCGATGGGCTGGGTCCAGCGCGACATCAAGGATCGCAAGATCTTCAACACCAACCTCAAGGCCGCCGAGGCGCGCCTGGCCAAAGCCAAGGGCGAGCCGACGCACAACCCGCTGGTCAGCGAACCCTCCCCGTGGTTCACCCGGGACGCTCGCGACATCGAACCCTTCGTTGACAGGACCAAGCTGTGACAGTCATCGACTTCAGCACCAACGGCCATGATCGAGGGCCGTTCGATGAGGACCGCGACTCGACCTTGCCACCACACAGCCAGCAGGCCGAGGAGGCCGTCCTGGGTGCGCTGCTGAAGAACCCGAACGCCATCCGCCTGGTGGCGGGCGTGCTCGAACCGAAACACTTCTACTCGATGCGCCACCAGTCCATCTGGAAGGCCGCGCTGACGCTGGAGGCCGAGGGCACGCCTATCGACTACCACCTGCTGGCCGACATGCTCGAACGCCAGGGCGCCTACAACCTGAGCGGAGGGCTGCTGTACCTGAGCGAACTGAGCCTGGCCACGCCGACGTCGGCCTTCATCGGGCACTACGCCAGGATCGTGCTGCGCAAGTCGCTGCAGCGTGGGCTGATCTCGCTGACCCAGAAACTGGCCGAGGCTGCCTGGCGCGACGACAAAGACCCTGACGACCTGATAGACGAGATGATGCGGCGCATGGCCGTGCTCGCCGCCCGCGTCGCGGAGGATCAACCCGTCAGCAACGCCGCCGCCGCGACGGCCGCCTGGCAGGCACTGGAGGCTGAGCAGGAGCGGCTCAAGAACTGGGACACCACACGCGGCGAGTACATGGCGGGCTGGCGGACGGGCCTGGCCGATCTGGACCGCGTGCTGCTGGGCCTCAAGCCAGGCGACCTGATCTACCTGGCGGCGCGCACCAGCGTCGGCAAGAGCATCTTGGCGCAACAGATCGCGATGAACGTGGCCAACCAGCAGGGTGCCGTCTTCTTCGCCAGCCTGGAGATGAGCGTGCCCAAGCTCGTCCAGCGTTCGATCACGATGATGACGGGCGTCCTGCGCCACGAGCTTGCCCGAGGCAACGTCAGCGACTCCGAGAAGGCCAGGGTCAAGGAGGCCGTCGAGCGCATGCAGGAGATGCCGCTGGCCTGGGACTCCAAGGCGCGGACGACCGAGCAGATCCGCCGCAAGGCGCAGCGCTGGAGTGACGAGATCGGCAAGCCGCTGGCGCTGATCGTAGTGGACTACGTGCAGCTACTGCGCGACCAGGCGGGGCCGAGGGCCAACCGTTACGAGAACGTGAGCGTCGCGAGCCACGCGCTCAAAGACATGGCCGAGTCGCTGGAATGCACCGTGCTGGCGCCCGCCCAGGTTACACGCGGCGTGATGAACCGCTCGAACAAGATGCCCGACCTGAGTGACTTGCGCGAGTCGGGTGACCTTGAGCAGGACTGCGACATCGCGCTGGGGCTGGACCGCGCCAATTACCACGACCCTAACAGCGAGGATCTAACGGCGTCGCTGGCCGTGCTGAAGGCCCGCGACCTTGCGGCGGGGCGTGGTCGCGGGTCGGTCATCCCGCTCGCCTGGCGCCCCGATTGCGAGCGCTACGCCGATCTCGCGCAGGGCAACGTGGTGCCCTTCCGCCGTCACACGATCCTGCCCGATGACGAGAAGCCGTCCACCAATGGCCACGTCACCCACGCGCCCGAGACTGAGGATCTGCCGTTCTGATGACCACGCTGACCGAGGACCAGATGCGCGAGGCGTGCATGAAGCAACTCGACCGCCCGATGGAGAAGATTCTGGCCATCGCGGACGACAATCCGACACTGGCCGAGCAGCGCGAGCGCGTCGCCTTCGGGGAGCGCTGCCTGTGGGGCGCCAGCATCATCCTGGGCGTGCTGGGCGTGGATGAGGACCGCCAGACCAACAGCGCCGTGGGCGTCTCGTGGTGGATGCTGTTCGACCTGATCGAGCATGCCCGCACGCGCTGGCCCGCCGACGAGCGCGCCGAGTGGGACGCCGACCGCTTCGCCAGGCGCAAGGCCGTCTGGGACGAGGTGGCCAACAAGCTGCAGGGCCAGGGCGTGAGCGTCAAGGGCAGGCCGTACATGATGGCCGTCCAGTGCAGCACCGACGAGCCGCCGCGCCAGAAGTTCGCCTTCGACGTGCGCTACGGCGGCGAGAAGGGCCGCCTGGCGGTGTGCGACCCGTTCACGGGCGAGTGGCACGACATCGACGCCAAGGAGGCGCCCTTCACCTGGCGCAGCATTGCCCGCGACAACTGGCTGCGCAAGAAGGCGGGTCTGTCGTGAGGTACAACCTGGCGGGCATCCCCATCGAGGAGTCGCCCCGTCAGCGTGCGCACAGGAAAGTCCCGCTCGATCCAACCAACCCCAAGACGTGGCACGAGTCGGACGCCCAGGAGCGCCTGAAGGAGCGCCTGCGGCTGGGAAGCTGGGTCGCCTGGCACGTGCGCAAGCAGGGCCACCGCGAGGCCTGGGGCCGCGAGCACGAGGGCATCATCGAGGCGGTGCCCGCCCGCGCCGCGTGGGGCGTGCTCGACTGGGTGTGCATCCCGACGTCGCTGCAGGCCGATGGCGGCGTGCTGTGGATCGAACTCAAGAGCGAGAAGGGCAAGCTGACCACCGACCAGGCGCAGCACGCGCTGTGGCTGGCTCAGGCGGGCCAGGAGGTGGCCGTGCTGCGGCCGCGCCACTTCTTCGGCAGGCCCGATCTGGTGCTCCAGCGGCTGGTCCACTACGACAAGTCGGGCGCCTGGCCTGACGTGCTCGTCCAGCCCGACTGGTCCATCGAGGAGGTGCTCAGGCTCTGACACCGAAATGGTTGACAGACCTGAGCTTGGCGCTTATATTGGTCGCACCATGCAACAAGCGACCTACAGCCTCGCCATCGAGGCCCAGGCGGGCATGCTGCAGCACGTGCGACGGTTGGGCTTCACGACCGACCAGCGCCAGGCCAGCAGCCTGTACAAGGGCACGGTGTCCGAGTACCAGCCCGCGCTCAGACGCGTGCAGATCGCCCTCGAAGCGGCGATGCCGTTCTACTGGGATTCGGACCTGTGCAGCGTGCTCGAAGCCTGCGCGCCGACCATGCCCGACTGGGAACTGAAGATCCCCGACCTGCCCGCCACGTGCGGCTTCGTGCACTTCGCCCATCCGCTCAAGCTGCCCATGCCGCCCGAGACGACCATCCAGCAGGCCATCGACAACGGCCGCCGCCGCGCCGACGTGCCGCTCGACTTCCGCCTGGACGTGGTCGCCTTCGGCTGGCAGGTGATGGACGACGGCGAGGTGTTCATCTGCAACTTCCTGGCGACGTCGCACCGCCCGTCGGGCGAGCCAGGGCTGCTGCACATCACCCAGGAGGGCATGAGCCTGAGCGGCATCATCGAGCGCCTGCGGCGCGTCAACCGCAACTCACCCAGCGAGGGCTACGGCGCCGACGACCACGATCTGCTGATGGACCAGCGCGCCGAGCTACAGGTGCGCTACATCGCGGCCGCGCTCGACTTCGTCAACCAGCCACTGCTGACCGTGCGCCGCAAGCAGCAAGCCGACCGTGCCGTCCGCCGCAGGGCGCAGCGCGAGGGCCGCAAGCCACCGCCCGAGATCACCGTCATCGAGCTACGCCGCAAGGAGTACCTGAGCGTGGACGAGCCAGACGAGGCGCCCAGCGACCGCGAGTATCGTCACCGCTGGATGGTCGGCCTGGCCACGGGCGGCTACTGGCAGCGCTATCACACGGGCGTGGGCCGCACGGGCACCATCCGCCGCCTGATCCTGCCGTACATGAAATTGGCCGACCGCACCGACCTGCCGATCCTGCCGCCCAAGAAGACCGTGGGAGTCGTGGACCGATGACCGTCGAGAAGTACCTGCGCCACTGCACCGCGTGCTGGCACGACGAGCACGCCCAGTGTGAGCCGATGATTGCGCGAGGCGGGCGCATGATCGGCTGCATGTGCCACGAGCGTGGCCACCGCAAGCTGACCAACGAGGAGACGGCCGAGGCGCCGTCATGGACGGGCAAGCTGGGCTGGAACGAGCCTGGCGCCCAGCGCTCGACGCGCCGCCTGGAGGGTGCCGAATGAGATGGCAGTACGTGTCACCCGAGCAACTGCGCGAGCAACTGGCCGCGCACGAGATGGAAGTCGCCTCGATCAGAATCGCGCTCACGGGCGTCGAGGAGGGACACACCGTGCTGCTGGGCGACGGGCCGTACGGGCCGCGCTACACGGCGCCCACGCCGCTGGCCAACCCGCTGACCGACGTGGCCAGGCGATGACCGCCAGCTTCACCAGCAGCGCGCCCGAGCTTGAGGAGGCGCTCGACTACCGCGCCCACGACGGCGTGGTCCTGCGTATCGTGGAGCGCGAGCGCTGCCCCGCGTGCTCGATCACCGTGCGCATCGTGACCGCGCCCGATAGCAAGGGCAAGCCGCGCCAGGCGACCTTCACGCGGCTGCACCTGCGCTGCCTGGAGGGCGCCACGATGATGACCTGGGCCAAGGGTCTGGGCCGATGATTCGCGTCGATTCCGAGACGGGCCTGCCGATCTTCCCCGAGCAGCGCGCCAAGCCGCCCGCGCCTGGCCTGCTGTATGGCGTCGCGGTGGGCGTGGCCACCGCCGACGCCTGGGTGCACCTGGGCCTGCACGGCCTGAGCCAGGGCTGGACGATTGCCCGCGCCGTGATCGAGGTAGTCCACCCGACCCTGAGCGGTGGGGCCGCTGGCCAGGCGCACGCCTCTGGCTACCTGTTCGTGTGGGCCGACTGGACGTGCATCGTGCTCGCGCCAGGCCTGCCCGTCCACGAGCGCGACGAGATGCAGACCCAGACCCTGGCGATGTGCGATTACCACCGCTTCCTGCCGCTGTACAGGAGCCAGCTACGCGAGATCCGCCCGATCACACCCCAGATGCCGCCGCAGCCGTGCTGCATCCACGACCCGCAATTCATCCCGTTTACACCCGACCGTCCCTGACACATCTACGCAGCAAGGAGAGAACCAATGCTCGTCAGCATCCCCATGAACCGCGAGCGCAGCGTGCGCCTCGCCCCGCACCGCTTCGGCCAGCGCGGCAACATGCTCATCGTTGAAGGCGACGGCCACCGCGTCGAGGTGTACCTGAGCGACCAGCAACTGGAGCGCCTGGTCGCCGCTGGCGTCGCCCGCCTGAACGCCAAGAGGGCGGTGGCGTCATGACCAAGACCCAGCCGACCTACCCGCGTGCCACCTGGCGGACGCGCTGCGGCAAGTGCGGCGCACCTGGCCGCTGGGGCGAGCCATGCGTCCTGTGCGGCAGCGTGGACGTCGCCAGCAACACCCACCGCGAGCGCTACGACGACTCACCCAAGCTGCGCGTCGGCCACGGTCAGATCTGCACCGCCGAGGGCGAGCCGCACAAGTGCCACTGCCAGGGCGGTCAGACGCATCCCTGCAACTGCTACGACTCGCCCGCTTGACGCGCATGCCCGCCAAGCTCCATGATGGCGCCGCATGACGCCGATGCTTGCCAGCCGCGTGATCTACGCTCAAACGGAGCGCGTGGGGCGTGCCCGCGAGCGAGCCGCGATGTGGCTGGCATGGCGCATGCCGCGCTGGCTCGCCTACTGGTGCTTCGTGCGGATCGCCGCACACGGCACGACGGGGGAGTGGAGCGGCAGCGTACCCGATCAACTCAGCGTGATGGAGGCGATGCGGCGCTGGGACGGGCGGCGGCTGTGAAGCACAGGCATGGATCAGACACTGGTCACCCGAGCGACCGAAATGTTCGGGACACGACGAACCTGGGTGCTAGGTGGGCAGCGCTTCGCCATCGCGGCGGCCGATGGCGAGAACATCTGGCAGGTGGACCTGCACCTGAACCCGCCGTGGTGCAGTTGCCCCAACTACGCCTATCGTTGCCAGGGCACCGATGTCTGTAAGCACATCGTCTTCTTCTGGGCTTTTGGGCGCTGGTACGAGGGTGGTGACGACGCTGTACAGCGACGGCGGCGTGGTGGAGCGCAACCCCTCGCCAGTGGCGGGCGTGTGGGCGTGGTGCGCGGCGGACCAGACGGGCTGGAGGGTGATCGAGGACGGCGGCTTCATCCTGGCAACGGACGGCCAGATCTCGAACAACCAGATGGAGTGGTGCGCGGCGATGCTGGCCCTGGAGGCGATGCCCAACGGCTGGAGCGGGGCGCTGCTGACTGACTCGCGCAACGTGCTCGACCGTCTCGCCTACCTGCGCGCCCACTTGGGCTTGCCCGACAGCCAGGTGGTGGTGCCCAAGAACCTGCCCTGGCAGTGGTATCGGCGCATGGTGACGTCGCTGCTGCGCCTGGGCGAGATCGACTTTCGACACGTGAAGGGGCACCCGACGGCGGCCGACCTGAAGCGCGGCTTCACGGCCAGCGGGCAGCCTGTCAGCGACCAGCAGGTATGGTGCGATGCGGAATGCGGGCGGCAAGCCACGCGGGCGCGCCTGAGCCAGGGAGGAATGACGCTTGCAGCCCTATTACACCGACACGGCTAGCCAGATCACGCTGTACTGCGGCGACGTCTTCGACGTCACGCGGGCGCTCACTGAAGACCTGCCCGCCCAGGTGATCACGGTCACCGATCCGCCCTACAACGTGGGCATGGACTACGGCCCGCTGGTGGACGACAAGCGCACCACCGACGCGTACATGAACTGGTGCAACGACTGGTTTCAGGTGCTGCCGCAGCCGCTGGTGCTGACGCCTGGCTTCGTCAACTTCGAGATGTGGGTGGCGTGGATCGAGTGGCCAACGGGCATCGTGCCGTGGATCAAGCCCAACCAGTCCAAGAAGCCGTTCGCCGCCTGGCAGTGGTTCAACGTGTGGGAGCCAGTGCTGCTGTACGGCAAGCCGCCCAACAACCCCAAGCAGGACGTCATCCTGACGCCCATCGGTCAGGCCGCCGACGTGCGCCAGCGCACCGCGACGGGGCAGATGGTCAACCGCCATCCCTGCCCGAAATACCTGCCCTTCTGGCTGAAGCTGATCGGCAACGTGTGGAAGCCTGGCTGGACGGTTTACGACCCGTTCCTGGGCAGCGGCACCACCGCCCTGGCGTGCAAGCGGCTGGGCATCCCGTTCGTCGGCGCCGACATCAACCCGAGCTACCTCGACCTGAGCATCGAGCGCCTGCAGCAGGAGGTCTTGCCGCTGCCCGAGGTGGTCGTGGACGGCACGTACAACTTCAAGTTGTCGCAGCAGGCGCTGGCGTGGGACCAGGCCGCCAACGGCGCGCTGCACGAGGAGGTGCAGGTGTGACGGTCGCCACCAACCCGTCGGGCAAACGCCTGGACGGCAGCCACTGGCAGAGCGACAAGGAGCGGTGTGTACGCGGCCACGACCTGCGCACCGACATCGACGGCGAGCCGAACCCCAACGTGCGCCGCCATCCCGTTACGGGCACCAGGCAATGCGTCGAGTGCGCCAGGCTGCGCGCCCGCCTGATGGTCCGCCTGCAGACGGCGATGCAGTGGTGGCAGGCGCACTGCCAGGAGTGCAGGCTGTGCCCACGCGGCCGCTGGTGCGAGGATGGCCGCGCCATCCGCAGTCGTGTCGAGGCCAGGACGCGGGCGTTGGAGGAGGCGGGCTTCGACTCGCGCATCATGCGCCTGCGCGGCCGTCGCAGGTGACCAAGTGCTGGTCGGGCGCCGAGGTGGACTGCCCGCGCTGCGGCGGCGACGTCGAGTACGTCAAGGACGAGGACCACGACTTCGGCACGTGCGAGATCTTCGACTGCCTGGTGTGTGGCCACCGCATCCACGTGGAGATGCCTGATGGCTGAGGACGCAACCGTGCCCCAGGAGGCCTCACAGGCGGCCCAGGAGGCCACTGAACCATCGAAGCCGACCTGTCAGTCGTGCGGGACGCCAGACGTCTCCAGGGCCGCGCTGGTGGCCTCTAGCGGCCTCAAGAGCCTGCCGCTGGTGGGTCGCACGTGGCTGGAGCACGCCTACGGCCTGGTGCCAGAGGTGATGTGCGCGGCATGCTTCATCCCCGCGCTGAGCAACGCCAACCAGGCCATCTTCCAGGCCAGCCAGGCGCCAGCGTGAGGAGGACCGATGCCAGGCAAGAAGTACGACTCGATCCTGTGGCCCAAGGTCTACGAGGGGCTGCGCAAGAAGGGCATGTCCAAGACGCGGGCGGCCAAGATCTCGAACTCGATGGCCCACGGCAAGCGTCACAGGAGCGGCGGCCGCAAGAAGCGCTGAGCTACCATGCGCGGGCGTGGACCCCTGGTGGCCAATCGCGCTGGCCGCCTACTGGGGCATGAGCTTCGGCCTGCTGGGGGCGCAGTACGCCGAGGACGGGCGGGAAGACCCACAGCCTGCGGACTGGCTGGTGATGTTGAGCGTCGGGCCGCTGATCCTGGGCTGGGTGTGCGCGGCGAGATTCATCCGTAACCACCGACGCTAAGAGGCCCCGAACTGACCGCACTCAGGGAGGTGCACATGCTCAGACTCAAGGCCGAGGATCGGCCTGTCATCGACACCGACGTGTGTTTCTGCTGCAACCTGCGCAACGGGTCGCCCCTGGAGCACGACATCCGCGCCTGGTGGGAACCCAGCGTCGGGCATGGCTACGGGGAGGACGGCCGCCTGATCACGCTGTGCCTGGAGTGCATCAGGACGCTGCAATTCTTCGTGGAACTGGGTGGCCCGCCACCACCGCTGAGGTGACCTTGCCAGCGTAACCCAGATCGGTGACAATGGGGGCATGCCGAGAACGCATGCCAAGGGCCGCACGGTGCCCAGTGAGGCCGAGATCCCCGCGACGGCCTGGCAGCCCTACGTGGACGTCCACAAGGAGCGCATTCGCGCCCACCTGAAGCACGGCGCCGTGGGCAACAGCCGCGAGGACGCGCACTGGACCAACGACGAGTGGCTGCCAATCCTGATGGAGGAACTGGGTGAGGTGGCGCATCTGCTGACTTACGATGCGCGCTACGAGCAGGAGAAGGGCGCCTTCACGCGCCAGGACGAGCTACGCAAGGAACTGGTGCAGGTCGCGGCGATGGCGTGCGCCTGGATCGTGGCCATCGACGCCGACGACTTCTGATGCCCGAGCCGACCTTCCAGCAGATGGCCCACGAGCGCAACGTCTTCAAGCGGCGGGCCGAGAACTTGGAGGTGCTGATCTCCAGGCTGCACACGAACATGGCGGCCACCGAGCGCGACTGCATGGGCCTGCACGCAGCGCTGGTCGAGGCCGTGCGACGGCTGCACGCGCTGCACCAGCGCACCGACGACCTGAAGCTGGCCCTGGACAACCCCGGGCAAGCCCCGCTCAACTGGCGGGGTGGGACGCCCCAGCCGACGCGCCACCGCACTACCGAGGAGTGGGCGGCCGAGTACACGCGCATCTTCGGGCAGGACGCCTGAAGGCACCCCGCTGATCGAGCTATGCCTGGTGCACTGCAACGGGCCGTACCACGAACTGGAGGCTGAACCAGATGACGATGACCGACGACCGTCCACTGGGCAACCTGAACTACTGCAGAAGCTGCGGCGCCGCCGTGTGGTGGAAGGTCAACCCATCGGGCGCCCGCCAGCCGTTTGACTTCGACGTGCAGAAGCGCGTCCCGACCGAGATGCCGCACCACGCCACCTGCCCGCAGGGCCGCGAGTGGCAGAGGGGCCGCCGTCGCACCGACCCGTCACCTGTGCCAGACTACCGTGGGTGAAGTACGCCGACCAGCGCGCCGAGATCGCTCGCTTGACGGCCGCGCTGCAGCGCATCAAGGACCACAGTGGCAAGGTGTGCGCGGAGTTCGAGACGTGCGAGCACAACGCGTGTCAGGCGAGCTTCACGGCGTGGTCTATCGCGGACGCCGCGCTCAAAGGGCATACCCTGGAGAGCGCCAACGCCCAGGCCTTGCACGAACTGTATGGCGAATCGTGAGCTATGACCCGCCGTGGACGCTGGCCGTCGTGCTGGTGATCCTCGTGGTGTCGCTGCTGGAGATGCACCTGATCGTCCCGGGGCTGGCCGAAATTGGTTCGCGGTAAGAATCCCGACGGCACGCCCAAGCGCTGGCCCGCCGATGCCAGGCGCAACGCCAAGCGGCGCAGGGGCACGCCCGATCCGTACGTCGAAGCGATTGTCAACGGCCATACGCCACCCCGTGACTATCGTCCCGCGAACAATCACTGGACTCAGGACGTTCGGGTGATGCGTCGCCTGGAGGTGGTCGAGCAGCATCGCCTGGCGGGCATGAGCGCCTATGAGACGGCCAGGGCGCTGGGCTGGGACCACGTGACGGTCATCGAGGACTGGGCACGCCTGAACGAACTGTGGCTGCTGCGCGTCGCCCGCACTCAGGACCAACTGCGCGCCGAGGCCATCCGCAAGCTCGACGGCGTCATCCGCAACGGCCTGGAGCTACTGCGCCAGGACGAGGCCTACACCCAGGCGGTGTTGTTCAACATGCCCGTTCGGGTGATGTGCACGGGGCGCCAGGAGCATCGGCCCGCCGAGATGTCGCTGAACGATCCGCTGGGGCAGCCCGGGGTGACCTACGGGGAAGTCTTCTCGTGCATCGAACCGCACCCGACCTTCAAACGTGTGCACCACGACGACAAGGGCGCCGCGCAGTACCGTCGCGTGGCGGGTCAGGTGCTGCAGGCGGTCAACACGGCCATCATGAACCAGGCGCGGCTGCAGGGCCTGGTGGTCGAAAAGAAGGCGCTCACCGACGCCGAGGGGCGCGACCTGCCGAGCGCGCTGCGGACGCTGCTGCTGGGCGAGGATCTGCCCGAGCCGATGGCCTTGCCCGCCGCCGCCGAGGCGCTGGACGCGCTGTGATTCGCGTGCACAACTGCGCCCGCGACGCCGAGTGCCGCAGCATCGACCCAAGCCCGCCCAATCGCCTGTACGTGCACACGCCGCTGGGCAGCCTGCTGGTGGCACTCGATGCCGACGCCTGGAGCCAGGTGTGGCTGCCGTGGCGCGGCTACACCGACTGGTGGTGGCCAGTCGCGTGGCATCCGCGAGCACGGGCATGATCAACTGGCAACTCGACGCCGCGCAGGTCCAGGCGCTGCTGGCCTGGCTGGAGTACCTGGCCGACATCGTGGACGAGGACGACGACGACTACGACCTGCTGGAGCGGTGCCGCGTCGAACTGGTCGCGCTGGTCAAGCAGGACGCCGAGCTACATCCCGCCGAGATCCAGCCCGAACTGCCCAGCTAGTTGCCCCGCCAGGACATCCAGAGGCAATACAGCGCGAACCCGATAAACAGCAGCAGCATCGTGGCGGGGTAAATCGCGCCGACAACCTGGGCCAACATGCTGCTATCGTAGGGCGCCATGACCGAGGAGGCACCGCCTTACCCGTCCGCCCAGTGCCCGACGTGCCATCGTCACCACAGCGCCGCGCTGATGCCTGGCGAGACGACGACGGTGCTGTGCGACTGCGGCAAGCTACTCAAGATCGAGAAGGCCGCCGTGGGCAACACCCTGGTGGTCACCGAGCAGTGGAACCCGCTCGTCCCTGTGCTGCCTGACGAGTGAGCCATGCAGCGCTGGGCCGTGATCTGCAAGCAGTGTCACGGCACCGCCTTCGTGGTCGTGGGCGACCTGCCTGGTGTCAACGAGGTGGTCATGGCCGCCCGCTGCGAGCATCTCGACGGCAGCCCGCTCAAGGGTGGCGAACCGATGGTGTGCGACTCGTGCGGTATCGACTTCACCCAGACGGGCGTCGAGCCGTCTACCGCCTGGCGCCTGCTGGCCGAGCCGCTGGTGGCGGCGCCCCACAACACCAACGATGCGCCGTTTGGCCACGCCGCAGACCCCAGAGACATCGCCAGCGTCAGGCTGGCCATCGCGTCGGCCACGCGCCCACAATCGTCTCAGCGCCCCCGTAGACGTGTCCTGCGCCGTCCTGGGGCAGCCTCGTCCAGTGAGGTCCAACCGTGCCCATAGATCTCGACGGCCAGGTGTCCGCGCCGCCTGACTATCCCGAGTACCCTGACGACCCCGACTTCCTCGACCGATCCTCGCCCGACTTCGTGCTGCGTATGCGCGGCATGACGTCCGCCGTCCTCATCGGCGTCGGCTTCTGGGCGGGCCTGATCTACGCCATCCGCCGCCTGCTGGGCAGGTGAGCCGTGACCGCGCCATCAACGCCGTCCTGGCGTTGTTCGTCTTCGGCATGATGCTGGGCACGGTCCTGTTCATCCTGACGCGCCACTGATGGCCGTGCTGCTGCGCCACGAGCAGATGGCCCGCCTGGCCCAGGTGGTCCAGCGCTGCCGCCACGACAAGTGCGAGTTCGCCAAGGTCTTCTTCGGCAAGGATCTGCGGACGTCGCCGTGGCAGGTGGACGCGGTCAACATCGGCGGCACCATCTCGACCAAGGTGGCGGGACGGCGGTCGGGCAAGACCCTGACGACGACGGTGGACGCCGTCCACTCGCTGGCCACCCACGCCAACCACACGTGGTACGTCACAGGCCCGAGCCTCGACCAGGCGAGCCTGTACTTCAACGAGATCGAGCAGGCCGCCCAGCACCCTAACGGCATGATGGAGGCGCTGCTCGACGGGCCGATCAAGCGCAGCCCCTTCCCGAGCGTGAAGCTGGTGACGGGTTCTGAGCTACACGCCAGGTCAACGGCTCGCGACGGGGTGTACCTGCGCGGCAAGGGCGCCAACGGCGTGTGCGTCACCGAGGCCGCCTTCATCAAGGACAAGGTCTACAACGAGGTCATCCGAGCGATGGTGCTGGACCGAGGCGGGGCCATCAAGCTCGAATCGACACCCAACGGCCAGAACTACTTCCAGACGCTGCACAACCTGGCCAACGGCGACAACCGCGTGCTGGTGGACGGCAGCGGGCGCATCTACAGCGAGCCGTCGGGCTACTACCGCACGATCCACGCGACGGTCTTCGACAACCTGGCCGTGCCGCGTGAGGAGATCGAGCGCATCAAGCTGGAGGTGCCCGAGTACGTCTGGCTGGTGGAATACCTGGCCCAGTTCGTGGACGACGACGAGCAGGTCTTCGCCTGGTCGCTGCTGGCCGACCTGTTCGATGAGGACTACCCGCCCGAGCTAGAGGCGGGCAACGGCCACCGTTACGTCATCGGCGTGGACCTGGCTCAGGTGCAGGACTACACCGCCATCGTCGTGCTCAACGTCACCTACTGGCCCGTGCGCATCGCCCGCTGGCTGTACTACAGGGGCAAGCCCTACACGGGCGAGGGCAGCGTGGTGGACGACGTCAACACCCTGCGCGCCGAGTTCAACAACGCCCGCGTGTTGATCGACGCGACGACCGAGAAGGGCGTGGCCGAGCAGATCGTCGGCGCCGAGCCGTACGTCTTCTCGCAGACGTCGCGCAACGCGCTGCTCTCCAACCTGCAGGTGCTGCTGCAGAACCGCAAGTTCGAGCTACCTGCGGGCTTCACCAGGCTGCGCGACGAATTGCGCGCCCTGCGCCGCGTCAAGCATGGCCAGTCGAGCCGCGTGGACCACCCAGATGGCGGACACGACGACACCGTGACTGCACTCGCGCTGGCATCGTGGCCGCTGCGGGCAATGGTATCGCCAGGCAGCCGTGAGGCCATCGAGGCGGTCGTATCGGGCAGCTTCGCGTAGACTGGCGCCGAGGAGCCGCCCATGCCCAACCCGTTGACACGAGCGCTGGCCAGAGCGATGAATCGCATCGCCTACGGGGAAACCGATCCGTACGCCCCGCTGCGCCAGGACGGCGCCTCGATCACGGGCACGGGCTGGTGGCCCAACCGCGAGTCCAACTTCGACACCTCACGGGTGGACTACGGGCGGGCGCGCAAGCTGTACCGCAACCAGATCCCGCAGTACAAGCTGGGCGCGCACTTCGCCAGGCCGATCATCAACTTCACGGCGGGCTACGTGGGCGTGCCGCACTTCAAGAGCAAGGCCGAGGTGCCCGAGGCCGACGAGGCGCTGAACGAGTTCGACCAGAAGTTCGTCTCGACCTTCCTGACCGTCAACCGCAATACGCTGCGCGACGGCGACGTCTTCCTGCGCCTGGACTACGTGGACGACCGCTTCAGCAAGCAGAAGCGCTTCGACATCCGCCTGGAGCATCCCGAGTGGTGCACGCCCGTCCTCGACCCCATCACGGGCGAGTGGGACGCGCTCATCATCACCCACCCCGTGTACCCGACCAACAGGCCCGACTCGAACACCCAGCCGAGCTACGTGATCACCGAGACGCTGACCGACGCGACGTACCAACTCAAGGCCGACGAGCGCGCCCCCGCCGACATCCGCCAGCGCTATCCAGGCGACGAGGTGCCGAACCCTTGGGGCTTCATCCCCGTCGTGCACTTCAAGAACGAACCCGAGGAGAACCAGCTATTCGGTGTGAGCGACCTCGAACCGCTGGAGCCGCTGCTGCGGGCGTACCACGACACCATGATGGTCGGCAATCAGGGCATCCGCCTGTTCGCCAAGCCGAAAGTGAAGTTCACCCTCAAGGACGTCAACCGCTTCCTGGCCGACAACTTCGCGGGCTGGAAGCCAGGTCAGCCCGTCAACTTCCAGGGGCACGAGATCTTCCTGCTGACCGAGGGTGAGGACGCCAACTACATCACCGCCGAGCCTGGCACGGCGGGCGTGGGCATCCTGCTGGAGTACCTGTTCTACTGCATCGTCCAGAGCGCGCAGATCCCCGAGTTCGTGCTGGGCACGGCCGTCGCCTCCAGCAAGGCGAGCGTGGACAGCCAGATGGGACCGTTCGTCAAGACCATCGAGCGTAAGCGGCTGATGACCACCGACCCGTACGTCGAGACGCACGAGATGTTCCTGGCGATGGCTGCCAAGGCGCCTGGCTTCGACATGCCCGCGCTGCTGACCTACGAGGTCGAGCCGTCGTGGCCCGAGATCGCGGCCAAGGACGAGCAGGCGGTGGCGCAGACCATCCTGACGCTGTTCCAGGCGTTTCAGGTGGGCACCCAGGCGGGCCTGGTGAGCCTGGACGGCGCCAACGAGTTCCTGCGCGACTTCGTGCCGACCATCCTGCCCTGGCTCAGCGAGGGCACCGAGGACGAGCGCCGTCGCGTGCTGAGTAGCCTGGCCTGGCTGGAGCGCGTGCAGGGCGGCGGGCTACCGCTGGGCGGCCAGGACGTGACGACCGAGGAGGGCGAGGAGGAACAATCGGGTGTCCCGCCGTTCGCGGCGTGAAGGGAGGTGGGAGTACGTGGCTGTAGAACGACGTGTGCTGTGGACCGCGCCATATGGCGGCGCCATCGGCACCCTGATCGCCATCGTCGTGCTGATCGCGGCGGTGGTGCTGTGGCTGACCAACCAGATGGACCCCAAGCTGTGCGCCATGTTCGGCGGGCTTGCCCTAGCACGCCTGCTGTGAGGTGAGCGCCTGGGGCGAGCGCTTCGCCCGCTTCGCGACGCTGATCGGCGTCTGGACGGGCCATCCGCTCGCCTTCATCCTGAGCGTCTTGGCGTGCCTGGTGTGGGCCGTCAGCGGGCCGCTGTTCGGCTTCTCGGACACCTGGCAACTGGTGATCAACACGGGCACGACCGTGCTGACCTTCCTGCTGGTGTTCATCATCCAGAACACGCAACTCAGGGATAACGCGGCCGTCCACCTCAAGCTGGACGAGATCCTGCGAGCGCTGCCCGAGGCTAGGACCGAACTGGTCCTGCACCACCTTGAAAACGCCTCCGACGAGGAACTGGCGCACTTCAAGGCCGAGCTAGAGCGGCTAGCCGAGCGCAGCAATTGAGTCTGTCACCCACAACGTTTACAAACATCTAACACAATCTGTCACCGAATCGGTTGACGGATAGGCGCGACGGGGCGATAATGCGGAGCATGAACACCACCGAGGTCCGCCACCTGTGCGGCCACCTGCCGCTTCGCGAGCAGGCCTCGACTGCCAGCACCGTGTGCATCAAGTGCGCCGCCTGGAATTGCACCGCCACCAACTGCCCTGGCCACCAGCGCTGGCCCGAGGGCTTCGCCATCAAGGATGTCCAGTCATGACCCAGCCAACCGCCTCCGACTTCGCCAGTCTGCCTGGCCTGTCCGAGATCGCCAACGGCGCGAGCAAGCCCGACGACGGTGTCCTGAAGTACAAGGGCATGTCGGCGGCCGCCGACCACTACGAGAATAAGACCGAGGTCGCCATCTACGTGTTGCTCGATCCCGAGACGGGCCGCGTGCTGATGGAGTTCCGCCTGCCACCGTGGCCGCCCATCAACCAGTGGTGCTTCGGCTCAGGCCGCGTGGACAAGGGCGAGGACGGCAAGCACGCCGCGCTGCGCGAACTGTACGAGGAACTGGGGCTGTTCGCGGCCGAGGTGCACGACCTGGGCAGCTTCCAAGACGCCAACGGGCGCACCTTCCACCCCTTCCTGATCACCGACTGGGCGGGCGAGATCCCCGTGACCAACGGCGACGAGAAGTACCCACTGGCCTGGTGGGACGCCGACCGCCTGCCGCACGGTTGCAACGCCGTCACCCACGCGGTGGCCAACCGCGTCAACCGCTGGATCAAGGCGCAGAGCTACTGATGGCCCGCTACAGCAAGCTGCGCATCAGCATTCTGTGCGAGCGTGGCCAGGTGGTCGAGATCGTTGACTCCGAGCCTGGCGTGGCCCGCCACCGCCGTCTGCGCGACCTACACGCCGAATGCACAGGCTGGGAGGACCGCCGCGTGGGGCGCAACTTCCGCTGCCAGTGCGCCTGCCACAAGCCCAAGAAGTAGACCCTCAGCGCGTGCCCGAACGGCCAGGGATCAGTCTGCAAAACTGACTAAACGGGTTCGACTCCCGTCGCGCCGTCCATCTCGGCCTCACCCCAAAAGGGTGAGGCTTTTGCATGTCGGCTAAACCGTCGCGAGGATGCGCAGCAGTAGCGCATCGAACCACGCGGAAAGAGCAGTGCCGAATGCGTTGGCCCCCAACAACACCAGCAACGCGATGGTCGCAATCAGCAACCCGTATTCGACCACCGCCTGGGCCTGGCGGGGCATGGCCGCCGACTATAACGGGTCATCATCAACTTACGCTGAGATTGACGCCCCGGGGCGCCAGGTCGCGTGTCCTGACGCCCCATGCGGGGCAAGCGACGCACCGACCACCGAGCGTGTGGGTGTCAGCACACCACGTGGTCCAGCAGCAGAGTCCCCCGTGGGTGGCAGCGCGGCGTCACTGGTGAGCATACACTGCACGCGTGCCGATCACGTGTTACGACGAGATGCGGCCTGGCCAGGCCAAGCCCACCGAGTACCTCGACAACCGCGCCACGACGGGGCCGCTGAACGATGCCGAGAGCTACTACACGGGCCAGCAGCGCGAGTGGCTGGGCGCCTGGCTGCGCACGTGCGCCGACCAGATGCTGTTGCAGCATTGGACGCTGCGGCTGTGGCACGAAGGGCCAGACACGGACGCCCACGCCCAGGTCAACATCATCGACGGGCGGGTCTTCGCCAGCTTCCGCTTCGACAACGAGATCTTCGACTCCGATCCCCAGGACGCCCGCCTGCACATGGCGCACGAGCTATCGCACGTGCTGCTGGATGCCAACCTGCAGATGGTCGAGCACGACCTGAAGGGCGCCCTGGCCGACCAGGCGCACACGCTGTTCATCCGCGCCTTCAGGCGCCAGATCGAGATCACCGCCGACCACCTGGCCAACGTCATCGCCAGCCAGCTACCGATGCCGCCGTGGACCAGCGCGCCCGCCGACGTGCGCACGGCCAAGAGCAACCTGACCGCCCAGGAGCGTCAGCAGTTCGAGGCCGAGCAGCGCGCTCAGGCCGAGCGCGAGCGCCAGGCGCTGGTGCCCGCGACGGCCGCAGGCACCGCCGTGGCGCACTGGACGGGCTTGCCCAACAGCCAGACCTTCACGTCGGGCACGCATCCACCCGATGCCGAGCAACCCCCAGCCGAGTAACAGTCAGATCTACCGCCAGTCGCTGGTGGACGCCCGCGAGGCGTGGGCGCAGAAGTCGGGGCTGACCCAGGCGCAGGTCAAGAACGCCTACCAGCAGGCCGCCACGAGCGTGGGGTCGCGGGTCGCGGCCGCGCCGCCCACGGCGCCCAGCACCGCCTGGAACCTGTCCAACCTGCAGACCATCATCGGTGACTACGCGACCACGCTCGACCAGCGCGTGATCGACGCGATGCACGCGGGCATCTACGCCAGCTTCCATGACTCGGCCGACAGCGTGCTCAAGGCCAAGGTGTCCGACGCCTACGGGTCGGTCTTCGGCCCCGAGGCCATCGACGCCCACGTCAGGGGCATCAACCAGCGTGCGGCGGGCGCCTTCATCACGCGCACGGGCAAGGACGGCATCAAGCTCAGCGACCGCATCTGGAAGTCCAACCAGCAGTGGCGCCAGGCGACCCAGAGCGTGGTCCAGACGGCCATCATCGCGGGCCAGCCGCCCGTGCAGGTCGCTCGCCAGATCGAGCAGTACCTGCAGCCAGGCACCAACGTGCCCTACAAGGAGGCCACGGCCAAGCGCCTGCGCGTGCCCAAGGACACCAGCATGCCCGCCATGCGCGTGGCCAGGACCGAGATGCAGAACGCCTTCCACGAGGGCACCATCTCGTCGCACGCGGCCACGCCGAGCTACCTGGGCATCCGCTGGCACATCGCGGAGGGCCTGGGCCACGAGAAGGACATCTGCGACGACTACGCCGCCATCGGCTTCTTCCCCAAGGGCACCGAACCGCTCAAGCCGCACCCGCACTGCTTCTGCACGGCCATCCCCGTCCACAAGAAGCTGGACGACGTGCTGGCCGAGCTTGATAGCTGGCTGGCCGACCCGCACTCGCAGCCGCATCTGGAGGCCTACTACCAGAACGACCTGAAGCCGCTGCTCGACATCGAGATCTCCAGCGTCGAGGGCGCCATCCAGGCCTTCGGCACAGGCCCGCTGATGGGCGGCTACGCCAAGGGCCAGAAGGTGCTGATCGACGTCAAGGGTCAGCAGGTCATCGCCACCGTCAACGGCGAGCACGCCAGCAAGGGTGTCCTGACGCTGATCATCGACCCTGGCCAGGGCATGGCTTCGATCAAGGTCTGGCGGGCGCCGTCCAAGATCCAGCCCTACACGGGCGCGCCCACCGTGGCGGCGCCGCTGACCCAGATCGGCCCGACGCCCCAGGAGCAGATCGACCTGCACCTGCACGCCCTGGCGCAGCGCGGCGTGAACGTGGACGTCGATCCCCAGGTGCCGCACGACCAGGGCACCGCCGACGCGCTGCAGGCCGTGAGCGAGGCGCTCGACGCCTACGAGCAGGTCGGCATCGCCATCGGCACGCCCTTCGTGGACCCCAAGACGGGGCACCACTACAAGTTCGGCCAGGAGGTCCGCCTGGAGTTCGCGCCAGGCCTCTCGACCAACCAGCAGGTGTACGCCCAGGCCATCGGCAGCTACTTCCGCATCAACCTGGCCGAGCGCGCCCAGGTGCTCAAGTTCATCGAGCAGAACGCCAGCCAGACGGGCGCGGGCGGGCAGCCGATGTACGTGGCCGCCGATCCCCAGACGGGCACGGTCACCGAGAAGTGGCTGATCGTGCACGAGCTTGCGCACACCCTGGAGCGGCTGATGACGCACGGCCAGGCCAACCAGTGGGAGCAGGTCTTCAACGACCTGAACGACGGCATCGGGCTGGGCCTGCCGAGCGTCTACGCCGCCGACGACTGGCACGAGATGCTGGCCGAGTCGGTCGTGCAGATCATGAAGCCAGGCGCCTGGAAGCACGCCAAGGGCCTGCACCTGCGCAACATGGCCGACGACCTGCTGATCGCGATGGAGCACCTGAGCGCCAACGCTGTGGCGCCGCCCGTCTACAAGGTGGGCGACAAGGTCACCGTCACCGATGGCCCCGAGAAGGGCCTGGAAGGCACCGTGACGGGGCACACCACCATGCAGGGCGCCCTGGCCGTCGAGGTGCTGTTCCCCGATGGCAGCCAGTGGAAGGAGTTCATCGAGGCCGTCCAGCTACAGTCGGCGCCCCTGCCCAGCCTGGGCGGCATCGGCGTCGGGCAGGTCATCTGGGCCAAGGTCGGCCAGCACAAGGGCAAGGTCGGCACGGTCATGGGCATCGCCACCGCGAGCACGGTGCACGTCAAGTGGGAAGACGGCAGCGAGAACAACGTCGTGCCCCAGAACCTCGAAGCCACGCCGCCGTCGCACCCGCCCGGGACGCTCGTGGCGGGCATCAACGTCAAGTTCCACACGCCCGAGCAGCCCGTGCTCGATGGCCAGGTGGGCACCATCACCAAGATCGCGCCCGACGGCACGGCCACCATCGGCGTCAACATTCAGGGCCAGGCGCTGGCGCTCGACCTGCCCGCCACCAGCCAGTTCAAGCTGGAGGTGATCACGCCCACCGCCACGAGCGTGCCCGTGGTCGGGCCGCAGGTCGGTGGCACGGCCGAACTGGTGCTCAAGACGCCAGGCATCGACACCCTGGAGATCGTGGCCGTCAAGCCCAACGGCCTGATCGAGGTCAAGTTCCCGAGCGGCATGACGCTCGACTTCCCACCCAGCGAACTGACCAACTTCAAGGCGCCCGCTCAGGTCGCGCCTGCGCCTGCGCCGACCACGCCGCAGCCAATCGGGTTCATCGACAAGCCAGGCAACCCGCACCACGGGGCGCCCGTCGCCAAGATCATTGACGACTGGACGGTGCAGTTGATGGACGGCTCGCACGCGTTCGCGCCGAGCTACCAGAAGTGGGACGTCTCGGCCACCAATCCCACGCTTGCGCCGCCCGCACCACCGCCCACGCCGAGCTACGTGCCGCCGCCCGCGACCACCCCGATCAAGATCGGTGACAACGTCCAGATCGACACGCCGCTGTACCCGAGCGTGCACGGCCAGCAGGGCAAGGTGGTCCAGATCTCGGCAATGGGCATCTACCAGATCCAACTCGCGGACGGCAGCCTGCACTACTACTCGACGGCCGAGGTCAACGTCGGCCAGATCAAGCCGCTGGCTGCCGCGCCGCAGCCCGTCGGGCCACCTGTGCCCACCCCGGGCGGCATCGACCACCTGAAGTTTGGCGACGAGGTGCAGGTCTACAAGCCAGGCAGCATCCTGCACGGCGAGAAGTACGTCCTGGCCGACGACCCGAACAACTACGGGCCGAATGAGCCTGTGCCGATCCTGTTGCCGAGCGGCGGGCATGACGCGCTGGCCAAGAACCTGTTCATCGACCCCAACGCCCAGGTCGCCGCCAGCGCAGGCACACGTGGCCTCGCCAAGCTGGACGACCTGGCGCCTGGCGACAAGGTGCAGATCACCGACACGAGCTTCCCGCTGTACGGCCAGGATGTGTACCTGGGCGAGACGCCCGCCTGGACGCTCGACCCCGACAGCCAGATCCCCGTCTACAAGACGCTGGCCGACGCCCAGAACGATAACGACGCCTACTTCGTCGCCAAGAAGTATCTCGACGTGCCGCCAGGCACCGTGCAGCACACCCAGACGCCGCTGCACCAACTCACCGCAGGCGAGGAGGTGGTCATCCTCAAGGGGCCTGATGCGGGCGCTACAGGCGTGCTCCAGGCCGACGTCCTGGGCAAGACGGGCAGCGCCTACGTGGACATCCTGCTGGCCGATGGCAGCAAGGTGCACGCCTATCTGGACGAGATCGGCCTGCCAGGCGCGACGCACGCGGGCTACATGCCGCCGCCCAAGGCCGCGCCCGCGCCGCCAGGCCAGCCGCAAGCGGTCAAGGGCACCGTCGCGCAGATCGCCAAGCCAGGCCACCCGCTCGATGGCGAGACGGTCACCATCGAGCAGGACAAGCCAGGTGCTGGACCTGACACCACCGTCAAGGTCATGTTCAAGACGGGCGCCGAGGCAGGCTACGAGGGCTTCTTCAAGCTGTCCGAGCTAGCGTTGACGACCGCCCCAGGCCCCGCGCCGCAGCAGGTGACGCCGATTCAAGGCACGACGGCCGTGCTCGACGTGCCTGGCGACCCGATGCACGGCCAGACGGTCATTATCAAAGAGTCCAAGCCTGGCGCCTCACCGACCACGCCGCTCACGGTGGTCTACCAGACGGGGCCTGCCGCAGGCACGACCGACTTCTGGCCGCTGAGCACGCTCAAGGCACCAGGCGCGAGCGTGGTCCATGCGCCCACGCCACCGCCCGTACCGCTGCAACCGCCGCCTGGGACGGTCATCGACGTCACCCAGAAGGGCACCAAGGTCAGCACGATGTACCAGGGCAATCTGGTCACGGGCACCGTCACCTCGTGGAACCCGGGCAAGCAGGTGGTGACCATCAAGCCCGACGTGCCGATCACGGGCGCCAAGAAGGCCACCTTCACCAAGAACCCCAAGTACGTGGACGCCATCCAGCCGCCAGGTGCTGCGCCCGCGCCGACCGTCACCACCCCGCCCGTGCAGACCAACGTGCCAGGGCCAACCGCGCCACGGCCAGGCAGCATCAGCCACCTCAAGGTGGGCGACACGGTGGTGGTCAACATGCCAGGCAAGTCGTGGCACGGCCACGAGGCCGTCCTGCTGACCGACCCTGTCGGCAAGAGCGCGCAAGACGAGATGACCGTCGAGATGAAGACGGGGTCGCACGCGGGCAACCAGTTGTACTTCTACAAGAGCGAACTGCTGCCGCCTGGCGCGCCGATGGCCGTGACGCCGCCCGCCCACGCCACACTGACCCCCAGCGCTGGTCCCGAGCCAGGCGGGACGGCGCTCTACAGTGGCATCGAAACGATCAAGCTGATCGAGCCGACGAGCGCCACAAGCTGGAAGATCGAGCTACCCGACGGGGCGCAATTCAGCGTGCCGCTGCACGTGCTCAGCGACTTCAAGGCGCCCACGCCCTACACCCCACCACCACCTGTGGCGCCGCCCGCCGCGCAGCCGCCACCACCGCCCACGGCCCCTACGCTGAAGGTCACCGACAAGGGCGCGGTGGTCACCACCGACTACCAGGGCACGCTCGTGACGGCCACCGTCACCTCCTACAACGCGGGCAAGAACGTGGTCGCGCTGAAGCCCGTCAGCCCCATCCCAGGCGTGCCCAACAAGTTCACCAAGTCGCCAGGCAAGGTCACCCTGGTCACGCCGCCAGGCGTCACACCCGCAGCGGCGCCGAGCGTGCCCGTGGTCACCACTCAGCCAGCCCCGACGCAGCAGCAGCCGCAGATGCCGACTGGCCTCAAGCCACCGCCGCCCGTGCCGAACGTCGGCCAGTTCAAGGTCAAGCCGCAGAACGTGGGCGGCGGCCACGCCAAGACCATCTACGAGGCGCCCGACGGCAGCACGTGGATGTTCAAGCCCGACCCCAACGCGGCCAATGCCGAGAAGGCGGGCTACAACGTCATGGAGCTACTCGGCTACGCCACGCCCGAGATGCACGTGACCCGCGTCGGCGGCCAGGACGGCTCGCTGCAGCAGTTCCACCAGATCTCGGGCACGGTCAAGATGAACACCCTGGCGAGCCTGACGCCCCAGCAGCGTGCCCAGATTCAGGAGCACATGATCATCGACTGGCTGATCAGCCAGCACGACTCCAACAACGGCGCGCTGCTGCTCGACCCGCAGGGCAACGTGCTGGCCATCGACAAGGGCCAGGCGTTCAAGTTCCTGGGCAAGGACAAGCTGCACTGGACATACGAGCCGAATCCCGACGGGGTGGTCTACAGGCCGCTGTTCGAGGGCTACATCCAGGGCAGATTCGACCTCGACCGCAAGGCCGTGGACGCCCTGGTGGACAAGATCGAGGCGTTGGACGACGCCGTCTTCAAGGAGGCCGTCAGGCCGTACGCCGAGCACGCCGCCCGCGTGGGCTTCGTGGCCACGCCCGAGGTTATCTACGACCAGCTTATCGAGCGCAAACACAACATCCGCGCCGACGTCAAGAAGCTGTACGACGACGCCGACACCAAGGCGGGCAAGCCCCTGCCGAGCGCGACGCAGGCGCTCAAGCCGCCACCCGCGCCGCCTGCGGCGACCGTCACCGCCAACCAGTTCACGCCCATCGCCCAGCCGTTGGTGGACACTGTCGCCCGTACAGGCTGGGCTGGCCATAGCGTCCGCGTGGCGGGCACCGACATCGAGGACGGCTCGATGCTGGCCTACACGGTGGACAAGACGGGCGACGGCCAGGCGCTGCTGCTGCGCGGCAAGGTGCGAGCGCACGCCGAACCCAAGCTACTGGCCAAGCTGGAGGGCATCAGCAACTACGCCGCCTCGTCCACCGCCGCCAGCTACGCGCCCGCCGACCCGCTCTGGAACGCCCTCATCCCGGGCATCAAGCACGTCGCGGCGCACATGAAGCCAGGCACCCAGTATTACAACCAGATCATCGAGACACCCAAGATGATGCCGATTGTCAACCTGGCCAAGCAGATCGAGGCGGGCAACCTCGACGCGGGCAAGGCCGCGCACTACACGGCCATCCTCGAAACGATCTCGGGCTGGAGCGTGCACGAGCTTGCCACCCAGCCGCTGGACAAGATCAACGCCCAGATCACCCACTACTGGACCACCTCGACCGCCGTCCACCAGGCCACCTTCGGGGAGTACATCCCGCCACCGCCGCCGAGCGCGACGGCCGCGCCCGCCCCGCCGCCGCCCAACAAGTTCCAGGCCAAGACCGAGCAGCCGTACGGCCTGAACGTCAAGCCCGTCGGGCACCGCCTGGTGTGGGACGGCACGATGGCGCGTGGCTCGACCTACGGCCACGAGGGCGCGGGCGAGCACACCATCCAGATCGCGCCAGGCATCACCGCCAAGTACATCCCCCACAACATGGGCGGCAACCGCTACTCGAAGCAGGGCCGCCTGGAGTTCCTCGTGGAGAACTTCGACGGCTCACCCGCCATGCTGCAGTCCGCCATCGACAAGATCGAGGCACTGGGCCTGGACGATGGCGTGGCCACGCGGGACGACATCGAACTGCTGTACCTGCACCACCAGGCGCACGCGAGCAAGCTGGAGGACGACCCGACCTACCGCAGCCAGGTCACCAACAAGATCGCGCCAGGCATGCCCGTACGCGACCAGATCGCCGTCCACCACGCCTACTGGAACACCAAGCTGAACATCAGCGACGTGACCAAGCTGCCGAGCTACAAGCCTGAGCCGCAGTTTGACCCGATGTACCGCCCCGAGGGCGCCCTGCACGCCAGCGAGGCGGGCGGCCACGGCTTCTTCACGCGCTTCGACGTGACCAAGGCCGACATCGACAAGGCCATGCCAGGCTGGGGCCTGAGTCACCGCAGCAAGCACGGCGCCGAGGGCTTCCTCGACATCATCCTGGGCACCAACGGGCAACTCATGAACACCGAGGAGCGCGTGCGCAACGGGGTGTATCGCAAGGCCGATGGCGACTCGTCCGCGACCGACATGGGCACGGGCGGCGCGAGCTACCTGTTCCTGCGCATCCAGAACCCCAGCCACTTCTTCCGCGCCGACTACGCGGGCAAGCCGCACTTCATCTTCGACACCGACCTGATGCTGCGCACCGACAACATCCAGTACAAGTCGGACAACTTCGGCCGCTCCGACCCGTCGAACAAGCGCGACCGCCTGTCCACCGTCCAGCAGTGGAAGCAGGCCGAGACGAACTACCTGAACGAACTGGTGGTCAAGAACGGCTTCCCGATGCTCGAATACGTCAAGCAGATCAACGCGGGGTCGGCCGCCGAGCGCACGCGCATCATCAAGAAGCTGAAGGATCGCGGCATCTCGCAGATCCGAGGCAAGAGCGTCGAGGACATCGTGGTGATCATGCACTGATGGCGGGCGAGCGCGAGCGGATCGAGGAACTGGTGCGCGGCGGGGCGACCGCCCAGGTGCACTTCCCAGACGGGCTGGACACCGACCCGCAGCCGATCCTGGGCGTGCGCTTCGTGGACAACGTCATGGGCTGGTACAGCGTGGGCAACGAGGAGCGCGGCAACGGCATCGAGATCGCCCACATCGCCTACGGCGACGACGGCGAGGTGCTGGTGCGCGACCCCGACGACCGCGTGGTCGAGATCTTCGGCCTGTACGACCAGCGCGACATCGACCAGATGGCCGAGTACGTCGGGATCATCCGCGCAGGCGGCGTCGGACCGCTCTACGAGGGGCCTGGCTGGGTGGTCTACGGGCCACTGGTCCAGTACATCCGTCGAACTGAGGACATGGCATAATCCCGTCACCGTGCCCGTTTACAAGGTCATGCGCGAGAGCTTCGCCAGCGAGCAGGGCTACCTGCCAGGCGTCGTGTGGGTCTACGACGGGCGCTTCATCTACCTGGCCAGCCTGCCCGCGTTCAAGGCCGAGCAGGACGCATTGCAGGCGCAACTCGACAACGCGGCGCGTAACGGCTTCCACGCCGACGATATGTGGACCTACTGGGCCGAGCAGGGCGGCCAGCATCAGATGTCCCAGCGCAGCACGCCCGAGATGCTGATCGCGCCGACCGTCAAGGCCGCGCTCGACGCCGCGCTGGCCAGCCTGCAGACGGCGCGCTAGACTCCGAGCGCTATCACTGAGCACGCCAGCGCCCCGCCTGGCCACCGCTCGTCTGAGGTTGCGCGCACCTTTGAGGGCGAGCCAGGGGCCAAGGTGTTGTGCGCGCAGGATCGTGCTTTTGTGACAGCAATGCGACGGCCCGACAAGTTCACGTAACTTGCACGGGCCGTCGCGGCGTCCAGGCCAGGTCGGGTACAAGCGCTGGATGCTCGTAAGAATCACGGCGGCTGCTGCTCTGCTGGCCGCTTCGTTCGCTACAGCAGCCGACGCCCAGGAACTGGTGCCCGGGGATGGCATCAGCGGCGTCGCACCCGCCCCAGACACAGCAGAGCCACGCGAGGAGTTCTGGTTCGACAACGGCTTCGCCAAGCTGCACGGCCAGATCGGCTCGATCATGGGCCACGCCGTCGAACCCGAACGCGCAGGCGACGATGAGGACGTCGTACAGCGCACATCCACAGGCCTGGCCGTGTGGAAGCCAGGCAAGGCACCCACGTTCACCGATGGGTGGCGAACGTGGGCCGTGGAACCGCCTGCCGAGCAGCGGGCCGCCAGTACCTCCGCACCTGGCGTGCCATACGGCGTGTGGGACCGCCTGGCCGTCTGCGAGGCGGGCGGCAACTGGGCCAACGCCAGGAACCCCAAGTACAAGGGCGGGCTGCAGATGGACGCCACCTTCTGGGCGCGCTACGGCGGCCTCGCTCACGCGCCCGCGCCGCACCTGGCGTCCCGTGAGGCCCAGATACAGGTCGCCATACGCGGCCAGGCCGTCCAGGGGTGGGGCGCGTGGCCAACCTGCCGCCGCATCCTTGGGTTATGGTGAAGGGAATGCCACGCATCCTGAAGTGCCGCAAGTGCGGCGAGCAGTACGTCGAGGGCATGCCGCACCACTGCGACGGGTAAGATCAAGACGTGAGCCTGCTGGGCATCATCCTGATCGTGCTGCTGATCCTGCTGGTCTTCGGCTACTTCGGTGGTCGGGGCAGCTACGGCAGCAGTGCCTACTACGGGCCTGGCTTCGGCCTGGTCGGGCTGCTCGTCGTGATCCTGCTCGTGCTCGTGCTCGTCGGCGCCATCCGCATCTGAGCCTGTCACCTGCTAAGGTGACAACGGGTGCGACTGAAGATAATCTCTGACGGTACGTCGGCGGGCACGCGCATCGAGAACGAGGCGGGCGAGGATCTGACCAGCCACGTACGCCGCCTGGTGTGGACGCTGGAATCGGGCCGCAACCCGCAGGTCGAGATCACGTTCGTGCGGCTAGATGCCGATCTCGAACTGGATCTGGGACTCGGGCTGCATTGACCTTCTGCGAGCAGGAGCGCGTGTACGAGATCCAGTGCGGGCTGCGCGCCAGGAAGCACTGCCAGATGTGCGGCGAGTGGCTCGTGGTCAGCGACTTCGGCGGCTATCAGGTGCAGCCGTGCGAGGAGTGCGCCCGCCACAGGCGCCGCTACCGCCTGCGATGAGCACCGCCGACACCATCGGCTGGATCGTCTTCGGCGTGCTGGCCGTCGCGTTCGTCGCCTGGCAGATCTGGGCACGCTGGAAGGGCTAACGGGGAGGGGTGGCGGGCGTGTCCTGGCCAGGCCGACTCCGAGGCACACGGTGGAGGTCGAGTCGGAGATCTCGCCTTCACCTGGCAGGCCCTACGACACCGCCAGCGCTCCCTGAGAAAACGTAAAGCAATTTACGCGCCGAGCCGTCTGGCAGGCGGCGCTAGAGTGCGGACATGCAAGCTCGTGGCGGCGCTGATCAGCCACATCTGAGTCGGCAATTCGAGACTTCGAGTCTCGGGGTGAGGGTCAAGTAGACCAGGCGCGGGGAAACCTGCCGAGCCGCGCCTGGCCGCGTATGGACAACTGAACATCATCGGGTCTGCCACCTCCCCGCCCAGAGGTGGCCTTTTTGTGCCATGCTGGCGCCGTGCGCGCCTGGCTGAACGACTACGGCGAGCTATGCGCCTGGGCGGGCGGCGGCGGCCTGGTCGGCGCACTGCTGACGGCGCTGCTGCTGGCACTCACCGCCACGCCGCTGCAAACCCTGGCACCGCTGGCTGTGCCCGTCGCGCAGGCCGAGGAGGTGCCGACGCCCACGCCGCTGCCGACGCCGACGCCCGCGCCGACCAACGACGTGATCGTCACCATGCACGACGGCCCGGGCGTGCCCGAACTGGTCGAGCAGGCCGTCCAAGCAGTCGAGCAGTTCGTGCTGGGGCCGACGCCTGCGCCGCGTGAGCCGACGCCGACCGCCGAACCGCTCAACTACACCTCGCCGCCACCGCGCAGCACGGCCGTCCCGCCGACCCTGGCACCGCCACCCCGTGCCGCACCAGCCATTGACACACCGACCCCCACGCCACCTGCGACACTGCCAGACGTGTCCGCCCCGACCCAGCTTCCGCAAGAATCGCCAGCGGCGCCTGCGGGCACGCTGGCAGCCCCGCCAGCCACGTCCGCCCCGCTCGCGGCACCGATGCGTCCTGCGAGCGCGACGCCCACGCCAGCGGCCTCCCAGAGCGTCCTGCCGACGCCGACCGCCGAGCAGCAGATCGCCACCGTCGAGCCAACCGCTGTAGCCACGGCGACGCAACCGTCAGCAGGTGGAGACGTCAGCGCCCCGAGTGCACCGCCTGCCACCGAGACGGCCGCGCCGACCGCGACAGCTAGCCTGTCACAGCCCACCTCGCCGCCTGCCCCGCCGCCGACCGAGACGGCCACGCCGACGAGCACGCCTGTCACTCCAACGAGTACCCCCGTGCCGCCCACGGTCACCGCGACCCCGCGTCCACCGACCGCGACGCCCGTGCCGCCGACGCAGCGACCGACCGTGGTGCCGACCCACCCACCGCATCCGCCCACGCCCGAGAAGAAGCCGCCCAAAGACGACAAGCCGCCCAAGGACCACGAGCCACCTGGCCAGGTGAAGAAGACCGTTACCCCGAAACGCTGATGCCCGAGGGCAGCGAACCGATCTTCGTGCTGGGAGGCAGCACCCTGATCGGCATCGGCACACTCCTGAGCGCGCTGGTCGGGGTGATCGGCTACCTGATCAGGCGCCTGGCGCGGACCTACGACGAGCACGTGGCCGAGCTACGCCACACCGCCGAGCAGGTCGAGCACCAGCACACGCTGGAGCTTGCGCGCATCGAGGAGCGGCACCGCCAGGAGATGGACCGCGCCGAGGACCGCCACACGTTGGCCACCGAACGCTTGCAGGGCGAGGTGGCACGCCTGCAGACGACCGAGGCCGAGTGGCGGGCGATGGCCTTGCGCAAGGAGCCGTAGCCCTACCCCGCCGTGTGACTTGCGGGGCCAGGCCGCCGTGCTACGCTACAGCCCCGTGACTGGGAGGCCGATGCCTGTGTCAGGGAATACCGTGATTGTCAACCGTCGGGGTGTCCAGATGAGGTCGGCCAATGGTCGATTCGCGCCCAAGATCGTCCCGCCTGCCGTGGCCTCGACCATCGGGCCGCGCTCCACCAGGCGCCAGATCGGGCCAAACAGCGTGGTGCCCAACGAGACGCCCGAGCGCAGCAACGGCCCGGGCATCGTGCGGCCAGCCCCCACGCCGCCGAGCGCCAGCTACCGCGTCGTGAAGTAAGGAGGACGTATGGCCAGTGGCTACATCGTCAAGACGGGGTCCAAGGGCAACTGGGTCAAGGTCAACAGCGGCTTCTCCGAGGCCGCGCCCAAGGGCGACCTGAACACTCAGATCCCCAAGTACAGTTCGCCCAGCCTCGACTACAGCCAGCCCAAGAAGACCAACATCGTGGGCGACATCGTCAAGCCTGCCCGCTAGTCGTGGGCACCGCCGAGTTCCAGGCACGCCCCGGGCCGATCCACGTCCTGGGTGGCGTCCTGGGCGAGATGGCAGCCAGCGACATCCCGCTCAGCGCGAGCTTCAGTGAGGACGACCGCCAGCACCTGCTCAAGGGCGACGACGACCCGATGGAGGTGGCCATCGAGGTCGCGCCAGGCAAGAGCACGCGTGGCTGGCACTACACCCCGCAGGCGCTCCAGAAGATGGTCGAGCGCGTCCAGACCAAGACGTTGGCGGGCGTCAAGGGCCACCAGCGCGACGAGGATCTGGGCAACCAGTTCGTGGACCCCGCGACGCACTGGATCGGCGCCATGTGGAAGGACGACAAGGCCTATTTCAGGGGCCTGATCGACAAGACCGCGCCCGACCTGAAGCGCTGGATTCGGGCCAGGCGCATCACCCAGCCGTCGATCTTCTCCAGGCCCGTCCTGTCACGGGTCAACGGCGAGACGCACGTGGTCGATCTCGAACCGCTGGGCATCGACTGGGCGCCGCTCGACCGAGCGGGCATGAACTCGGCCCGCGTGGTCGCCTGGGGCGAGATGGATGCCATCGGCGGCGCACCCTTCGAGCCATCCGAGACGCCAGACCACGACGACATTCACCCCGACGGGAGGGCATCAGGTATGCCGACAGTACGAGAGTCCATTGACAACCTGCGCGAGCAGGGCGCGACGGCCAGCCAGGTCATCCAGGGTATGAACTGGCGCGCCAGCGACGTGCTGCCTGGCCTGATCGCCAGCGACCGTCGCGGGGTGGCCGAGGCACTCGACCAGGCGACGTTGGCCCACGTGGCCGCAGGTGAGATGGCCAAGGCCCATCGCCCACAAGACCTCCTGGGCGGCATGGGCCTCAACCTGGCTGCCCTGGCGCCGTTGGTGGACGACACTCAGTGGCAGCGCCTCCAGGCCTCCGAGAAGGCTATTGGCGAGATGCGTGCCAGCCTGGGCCTGCCAGCCGACGCCAACGGTGCCGCCGTCCAGGCGCGTGTGGCCGAGCTTCAGACGACCGTCCAGACGACCGCCGTCCAGGCGCTGCGCGCCCAGGTCGAGAACATCGTCGCCCGAGGCGAGATGGCCGTGCCCGCCGTGGCCAGGCCGCTGGTCACCAGCGCCGCGCTGGGCGAACTGCAGGTCGGCGCCGACGAGGCCGCCATCAAGGCTGCCATCACCAAGGTCAAGGGCGCGCCCGAGATCAAGCCGATCCTCGACGCGGGCCTCAGCACAGTGGTCATCCGCTCGACGTCCAACGGGTCAGCGGGCGAGATGAACGGCGCGAGCAGCGAGCCTGTGGGCTTGCCCGTTCGCCGCAAGAGCATCTAGCCAGGGAAGGAGGAACGCATGGCAAACACCAATGGCCACAAGATGGCCGATGGCAACAGCGTTGACGTCACCGTGCCTGGCGGCACCGTGGTCGCGCAGGGCGAGTTCGTCTACCTCGACAAGTTCTTCGGCCTGGCTGAGTTCGATGACAAGCCCGTCGCGACAGGTGCAGCCGTCATCGCCATCAACATCGAGCGCGCCTTTTACGACACCGACCAGATCACGGTGGCCGAGGCGTTCAACGTCGGGGATCTCGTGAACTTCAACACCACGACCAAGCTGTTCACGGTGGCGGCCGTGGCGGGCGCCGTGATCGGCCCCGTCGCCAAGTGCAACATCGCCAAGAACGCCGACAACGTGATTGGCATCTTCTTGCTCGACCAGCGGGCCTGAGAGGAGTTAGCAGATGCCAGTCCGTATCGTTGACACCGCCAGCCTGCGCGCCGAGCGGCGCCAGGGCACCCACGAGTACACCGCCCAGGCCACCATCTGGGATCAGCCGTTCAACGTGCCGATCCGCGTGGCGGCGGGCGAGATGGACACCTACGAACTCAATCGCCCGATGCGCGACTACCTGAACATGCTTCAGGCGCGCCCCGCCGCTGGTGAGATCATCGCCACGCCCGCCAACCTGGCGCAGTTCATCACCAAGACCGTGGTCGATCTCAACCTGGGACGCGAGCAGGTGCCCCTGCTGTACCCAGCGGTCTACACGCGCACCATCACCGACGCCAACCTGACCGAGAACGTCGATGTGGGCGCCATCATGGCCCGCGCCAGCGTGGTCTTCCTGCAGCATATGGAGGGCGGCGAGGTCCGCTTCGGCACGCGCACCCTCACGCCGCGCCAGACCGTCCCGCTGCTCACCTACGCGGCTGGCTTCGAGTACACCGAGGACGTTGTCGAGTACGACAAGACGTGGGAGATCTCGCAACTCAACGAGGCCATCGGGCGCGCCTACAACGCGCTGCTGAACCACATCCACCTGTACCCGATCATCAGCTACGCGTACGCGGCCAAGAACCAGACGCCCGCCGACACGACTGGCGCCACCTTCCGCGAGAAGATGCGCAACACGCTCAAGGCGGCGCTCATCCACGCGGGGTCTGACACCGCCACCGACACGGGCCTGGGTCGCTCCCCGAACGTCCTGCTGGCACACTCGTCCAGGCGCTGGGACATCGAGGAGGCGCTGCAGCGCTTCGTGGTCAGCGGCACCGAGTACCCCGCGCTGGCGGGCATCGACACGCTGGTCTTCTACGACGGCTATTCGATCACCGTCGGGGCGCGCAAGTACACCTACCCGGGCGTGGCCACCAACAAGGCCTACCTCGTGGACACGAGCACGTACCTGATCGAACTGGTCAAGCACGACCTGCGCACCGACGCGGGCGTGGGCGACCTGAGCCGCCTGATCCAGCAGCAGATCGTGGCCCGTGCCAGGCGCGGCGTCTTCATCTCGCCGCCCAACTGCGTCGAAGAAGTCACGCTGCCGTAAGGAGGCACACATGAGCGACACCACCTCCCCGCCCGAGGGCGGTAGCACCGCGACCACCAGCGGCCAGGTATCGCGTCGCACCAGCGTCGCGGCCAGGCCCGCCAGCAGTGGCCAGCAGGCGGCCGAGCAGCCGCAGCTTGCGCCCGCCGAGCTTCCGCACACCCCGACCCTGCCGCAGGGCAGCCTGAGCAACTACGCTGAGGGCGCCAACAACACGCCCATCGGGGCAGCGCTGCGGCTGGCGGCCGATCCGACTGTCGCGCAGGCCGAGCCTGCGGCACCGCCGTGGGAGTCGCTCGCGGCACCCAGGCTGGAGATCGCCGCGCCCGCCCCGTTACCGCGACCTGGCGACGAGCAACTCATTCGCGGCACCGCCGAGGGCGCCATCCAGCAGGAGGAGCTTACGGGCGTCGCGCCCGAGATGCCGATGGACCCCAACTCGCCCGAGGCCGCCCAGGTCGAGCGCGACGCGGTCGAGGCCGAGCAGCAGGCACGTATGGAGTCGGCCGAGTCCATCGCTGAGCGCCAGAAGGCCCAGCAGGAGCGCCTGCAGGCGGCCGCCGAGGAGCAGCAAGCCGCCCAGGCCTGAGCCATGACGCCCACCGACGACCTGCGCCTGACGCTGCGCATGAACTTGGACGAGGTCATCCCCGAAGGGGGCACTGACGCCGACACCATGTTCACCAACGCCGAGATCGACAACCTGCTGATTCAGAGCCAGACCATCGAGGAGGCCTCGTGGCGCGGCTGGGTGGTCAAGGGCATCCGCCTGTCGATGACCACGGCGGGCGGCCTCGTCTCGGCGCAGATGGGCAGCGAGCAGTTCAAGTGGGCCGACCCGTCGGACCTGCTCGACTTCTGCAAGCAGATGGCCGAGTATTGGTACAACCAGATCCCCGCAGGCATGGCGCCTGCTGTGCCAGGGGCTGGCGGGGCGCGCATCCTGAGCATCGCGGCGGTGCCCATGCCAGGCATCAACGTGCCGTACTACACGCCCAGCGACCCCAACGACCCGTGGCAGGGTGCACCTGGGACGGGCGTGCCCTGGTGGCCAGGCGACATGAGCCGCCTGCTGCACTACATCAAGGCGGGCTGGCGCTGGCCCAGCGCGGAGACGGTCGTGGCGACCGTGCCCGAGCAATGAGCCGCGCCAGGACCGTCCCGTGGAGCAGCGGCAACGCCCAGAAGGTGCGCGAGGCTCGCGAGGCGACCATCGACTTCCTGGGCACCCAGGTGACCATCGAGGCCGCCGTGCGCCAGGAGCGTGTGCCAGGCGAGGGTTACCAGCGCAAGGAGCGCCAGACCTTCGGCCCGTACCAGTGCTACGTGTACTGGTCGGGCGGTGGCCAGAATCAGGAGCGCGGTCGCCAGGGCGACGAGAACACGCGCCAGGACCGCGACGTGACCTGGGGCGCGAGCCTGAAGCTGGTCGATGGCGATGCCATCTGGCCGAGCGGCGGGGCCGACGCGATGAGCGACTACGAGCTTCTGCACGCGGTGTACGGCCGCATGCGCATCGAGCGCGTCCAGCAGATGAGCATCCAGGGCGCCAACGTCGGCTGGCAACTCGGGCTGACCAGGGTGAGCTAGTGCCGTACACCAACCACGTCAACGTCAGCGGCGCCATCTCGCAGAAGGTCCAGCGTCACATCGGCGCCACGATTATGGCCATCCAGCCGCTGGGCGGCGAGGCCGAGGGCTACATGAAGCAGAACGCGCCGTGGAACAACATCACGCGCAATGCTCGCAACAGCCTCTCGGGCACGGTCGCGGTGGCTCACGCGCCACAGCGCACGCGCATCTCGCTCAAGCTCAGCCACGGCATGGACTACGGCATCTGGCTCGAACTCAAGAACGCGGGCAAGTTCGCCATCGTCCGCCCGACCGCCGTCCTGTACCGCCAGGAGGTCCGCCGCGCCTGGAAGCGGGTGTGGAGCAAGTGGTGAGCATCCGCGAGGAGGTGCGCCTCAAGCTGATCGGTGACGGCACCGACCCGTGGGGCCAGGACGTGCTGGAGCTTGAAGGCGCCAGGACGAGCACCGACCTGCCTTCGCCCATCGCCACGGGCCAGGCCAGCGGGCTGCCGTTCGTGATCGTCCGCCTGGGGCCGCAGACGGTCGGCCAATACTGGGGCAACCTGGGCGACTCCATCGACGTCTGGCCCTACGCCGAGAACCAGACCTGGCAGGATCTCGACCTGCTGTGCGGGCTGGTGCTGCTGCGGCTGGACAAGCAGATCCTTGATGTGGACGGGGTGAGCTACCAACTCAACTACGGTGGCGTCAGCACCCAGGACACCCCCGTGGCCGAGTGGGACGCTTACACCCGCCCACTCCGCTTCGATTCGGTCAAGACGACCAGCACCGCGCCAGGGGCCACCCATCCGCTGGCCGTCGCGTTCAACGAGTGGTCGGCTGTGCACTTCCCGGGCACCGACATCTGGTGGCAGGTGACCGAAAGCCCGCGAGTCCGCGACGAGGCCGAGCACTACAACATCTGGCTGGACAAGATGCGCTCGACGCTGGTCGGGCACATCGTGACCACCGACCCGCAGATCGTCGTAACCAACCTCGACCGCCTGGCGGCCATCCTGCCGAGGGCCTCGATCCGCTACGCCAACACCTACCTGGCCACCATCGAGCCAACGCGTGCCGAACCCGAGGCCGATCCGCACACCGATGGGCAGATCAGCGTGGACGTGTCGTATGGCGCCAGAAATGGCGACTACTGGGCGGGCACCGATCCAGTGCACTACCCGTGGATTCCGTACGACGACCCAGATCAGGCCAAAGTCGAGCACGCCGAGATCCGCGACGGCACGCTGGTAGGCGAGTCGCCCGAACCACAACCCTGACGGGAGGATTGCCATGACCGAACCCCAGACGCCGCCAGAGTCGCAGCCGACCGAGGAGCCAGCCGAGCAGGTGGCCACCGAGCCGCTGTACGGGTCTGAAGACGTGCAGTCCGCGCTCAGCGAATCGGGCCAGCGGGCGCTGGCGTCGGCCTACTTCGCGCAGTTCACTCGCGACACGGCGCTGATGGGCCTGACCAAGACCCAGGCGGACGAAATGATCACCGCCATCCAGAACAACCAGCCGTGGTCGCCGCCGCAAGCCCCGCCGCCCGAGGGCGAGCCAGCCGAGTCAATCGAGGCACGCGAGACGGCCAACGCGGCCGTCGCGGCGGGTGAGCAGCCACCCGCCCCCGTGAGCGAGCTTCAGACCGCGCCACCTGAAGGAGGGGCTGCCTGATGCCAGGTCAGATCGTACGCGCCAACGAGGTGATGGTCCGCGCTGGCGTCGGGCTGCGCATCACCACCAGCACGCCGCTGCCGAGCTTCATCCGAGGCCGCTTCGGCTACGTGGGCAGGGCCAACTGGGGGCCGACCAACGAGGCCGTCGAGATGCTGTCCCGCAGCCAGATCCGCGACACCTACGGCGAGTCTGGCGAGGCGGGCAACACGATGGACGGCGCCGAGGAGATCTTCAACGGGGGTGCCGTCACGGGCGTCATCGTGCGCGTCGGCACTGGCGGCACACAGGGCACCGACACGCTGCAAGACGGCGCGGCGGCGACCGTGGGCAACATCAAGATCCTGTATCCAGGCACGCGGGCGTTCGGCTACAGCGTGCGCACCAGCCTGAGCGACCCGAACGTGCGCGAACTGGTGGTTTACGAGGGCACCGTCCAGCGCGAACTGTGGAAGTTCCCCAAGAAGGCGGGCACGGTCAATGAGATCGACAGTCTGGTCAGCGCGGTCAACGGCAACAGCCTGTACGTGACCATCACCAAGACCGCCGCTGGCGACGGCACGGTCAAGGATGTGGCCCAGAAGGCCATCCCGCCTGGCACCGCGCCGACGATTGATTCGAGCGCGTACAGCACCGCGCTGACCGAACTGGGCAAGGAGAACTTCTTCGTCGCGTGTGTGGACGCCGAGGATGAGGCGACGCACACCATCGTGCGCGCCTGGGTGGATGACCAGAACATGCACGGCCGACGTCGCGTGGCCGTCCTGGGCATCCCGATCACCGAGACGTGGGCCAACCGCAAGACGCGGGCGACCACCGCCAACAACCCAGCGGTGGTCATCGTCGGCAACGGCTTCGAGCGGCACGGCGCGGACGGCCTGAGCACCATCGTGTGCGACGGCTACCTGGCCGCAGGCCGCCTGGCGGGCGCCTACACGTCGAGCAAGCCCAACCAGCAACTCACCCACCGCGTCATCCCCGACGCCACGGCCATCGCGGGCGCGCTCACCGACGACCAGTTGACCGAGGCCAAGCTGGCGGGCCTATCAACCTTCAGTCTGAGCTTCCGAGGCCGCGTGTGGATCTCCGAGGGCGTCAACACCCTGACCAACCCCGCCACGCCGCCGATCTGGGCCGAGTCGATGAGCCAGGCGTGGGGCAAGATGCGCCGCGTGATGACGCGCTTCTACCTGATTGACGACATCACGGCACAGTGGGACGACATGATCGGGTCAGTCAACAACACCGACACGGGGCGCGGTGTGCTGAAGACGGCCGCCCAGGCGGTGGTCAATGGCATGATCGCCAGCGGCGCACTCATCTCGGGCGAGGTCGCGGTGGACGTGACCCGCCAGCCCACAGCGGAGGCCGACGAGGCCTTCTTCGTCTTCCACAACCTCGTGGACGCGGACGGCGCCGAGCGCCTCATCCTCAACGCGATGTTCCCGTAAGGAGCAGCAGCCATGACGCAGCAGGACAACGACAAGGGCAAACCAGAGGACGCGCCCGAGCATCCCCACGGTGGGCCGCCTGGCCAGACGGGCGAGCATCCGCAGGGCGGGCCGCCAGGCCAGCCGCATCCCGAGCAGCCGCTGCCAGGACCGCAGCCGCCAGGCCAGCAGCCAGGGCCGCAGCCGCCCGAGCCGACACCCATCGAGGGTGGCACGCCCGAGCAGCAACCCGCCGAGGGCGAGGAGGATGAGGAGGACGAGGAGGCCCAGCCGAAAGCATGACCATGAACACCAGGCCCGTCGATCCGACCCAACTGATCGCGGGCTTCCGAGGCGCGTTCTACTGGGACGGCCAGCCGTTCGGCGCCTGCAGCACGTGGGAGATTCAGGAAAACTACTCCAACAGCGACACCCAACCCGTCGGGGTGATTGCGCCCATCCCCGTGCTGCAGTCGGTGACCTTCACGCTGACCTTCACCGAGATCACCATTGACGACGCCCTGCCCCTGGAGCGACTGCGCCAACTCAAGAGCGTCAGCCAGCCCAACTTCCGCTTCGTGGGCGAGGTCTTCCGCCCAGACGGCGCCGTGGGCCGCTACATCTGCGACAAGTGTGTGCCTGACGGCACCTTCCGCCTGGCCGCCGCCAGTCCTGGCGACACGATGACCAGGGACCACAGCTATCGCGTGCTGGAGATCCCCGACATCGACTCGGCACTCGGCGGTTAAGTCACAAACGAGGTAACCCGTGTCACAGCAGCAACCCCTGGTGCACATCACCGAATCGGACATGCCAGGCACCAACGGCAGCGTCGAGGTGCCTGGCTACGACGACGACGAGCGTGAGGTCAAACCCGCGCACCTGCACGCCCCCGACGAGGCCGAGCGGCCGCGTACCGTCGAGCAGGACCGCGCCTACTACGGCGCCGCCGAGCCAGACATCCTGGCGGGCTTGTTCGAGGCTATTGACGAGGGTGCGGTGGCGGTGGTCGTGTGCACCTTCCCGCGCTTCCAGTTCGAGCTACACCACGTGGACGGCAGCCTGGTGACCGACGACGAGGGCAAGCCCGTCAAGCAGGCGATGCGCATCCGCTTCCTCAAGCAGAGCGACGCCGACATCGAAGCCGCCCAACGCCGTGCCACGGCCTGGGTGGCCAACCGCGATATCCCTGGCGGGCCACGCGTCGAGCAGGTCAACCAGGCCAGGATGCGCTCGTGGGTGATCTACAACGCCACCGTGCCCGAGGACAAGGCCAGCTACTGGGACCGCCCCGAGATCGTCAAGCGGCTGCGCGTGGGCAACGGCGTCGAGGTCATTGACAAGATGCTCGACGCAGGCGAGAAGCTGCAGGCGGTCAACGCCATCTACGGCCACTCGGGGCTGATGAACCAGGCCGAGAGCGAGGTGGATCGGGTCGCAAAACCATAAGGTTCGGCGGGCGCCGACTGACGCTCTACCACCGCATCTGGCAGAAGCACCACCTGACGCCCTGCCAGTTCGAGGGCCGAGCTACAGCCGCCGAGCCGATCTGTCGGGGGTGCCGAGTGTTCATCACAGCCAGCGAGTGGGAGATGGGCCGCGCTGAGAACGAGCAACTGGAGAACCTGCGCAAGCAGCAGAACCAGCCAGCCCCGCCGTCACGGCCGTCCAGGCGCAGGTAAGTGGCCTCCAACCTCTACCACGAGATCATTCAGGTCGAGGTGCGCGACCAGTCGCGGGCCGCGCTGAACACCGTCCAGAAGAACGTCCAGAAGACCGAGGCCGACCTCAACCGCGTCTCCAAGAACCCGTACAGCGTCACGCTCAAGCTCAACGACCTGCTGACCAGGCCGCTGCAGATGCTGATGAACACCGCTCGCGGGCTGGCCAACAAGGCCCTCAGCCTGCCCGTCACCCTGGCGGACAAGTTCTCGGCGCCCTTCCGCAACATGATGAGCGGCCTCAAGATGCAGGGCGAGCAGATGGTCATGGGCATCGGCCAGGGCATCGGCCAGCAACTGCTCAACGTGGCGGGCCAGGGCTTCGGCATGGTCAAGGGCGCCATCATCGGCATGAACGCGACGCTGGAGACGTCCACGCTGCAGTTCGAGACGCTGATGGGCGACGCCGACAGGGCGCGGGCGCACGTCCAGAGCCTGTTCGAGTTCGCCAAGAAGACGCCCTTCGAGACGCAGCCCGTCATCGACGCCAGCCGCCTGCTGCGGACCTTCGGCGGCGACGCGCTGGACACCCAGCAGTACCTGACCATGTTCGGTGACGCGGCGGCGGCCACGGGCGGCGACATCAAGGACATCAGCTTCTGGATGGGCAGGGCCTACGCGGCCATCCAGGCGGGCCAGCCGTTCGGTGAGGCCAGGATGCGTCTGCAGGAACTGGCCGTGCTCAGCCCGCAGGCGGCCCAGAAGATCGAGCAACTGGAGAAGGCGGGCGCCAAGGGTGACCAGATCTGGAAGGCCTTCAGCGGCGACCTGAACCGCTTCAGCGGCGCGATGGCCAAGCAGGCCAGCACGTGGTCGGGCCTGACCAGTTCGCTGTCGGACGCCATCGCCATCACGTCCGCCGAGATGTTCCAGCCGCTGTTCGTGGCGGCCAAGGACGCCGTGGCGGGCTTGCTCGACTTCCTGTCATCGGCCGACTTCGAGGCGTGGGCCAAGTCGGCGGGCGCCACGATGGCGACCTTCGTCACCAACCTGGCCAAGGGCTTCGGCACGCTGGTCACGGGCGTCCAGGCGCTGTTCACCGCCTTCACCAGCGACTCGGGCGCCATCGGCGTGATCTACGACCTGATCCGCGACACCTTCGGCCAGGAGACGGCGGACATGGTCCAGCCCTTCCTGCAGAGCTTCATGGACGCCATCCCGTCGATCAAGCAGTTCGCCAGCGACGTCGTGAGCGCGCTCAGCAGCATCTGGAACCTGATCCAGATGATGGTCACGGGCGACTTCAAGGGGGGCATCTTCAGCCTGGAGGAGGATAGCCCCGTCATTTTCTTCTTCTTCGCCCTGCGCGACGCCATGATCTTCACGGCCACCGTGGCCATCCCCGGGCTGATCAAGGCGGGCACCGACGTCATCAACACCTTCCGCACCATGTGGGAGTGGCTGGAGAAGAACAAGTGGGCGCAGAGCGCGCTGGTCGGGGTGATCTCGGCGCTGACGGCCATGTTCATCATCCAGAACGCGGTGTTGGCCATCCGTACCGCCATCCTGCTCGCGCAGGCCGCGCCGATGGCGCTGTGGGTGGCCCAGATGTACGCCGCTGCGGCCGCCCAGGCGCTGCTGAACGCGGTCATGATGCTCAACCCGTTCGTGCTCATCGCGGGCCTATTGATCGGCCTCGCGGCCGCCCTGGTGTTTGCCTACAACACCAACGAGGACTTCAGGAACATGGTCAACGGCGCCTGGGAGTCCATCAAGCAGGTGGTCGGGCCGATCATCACCGAGTTCGGCCGCCTGATCGACTGGCTGTGGCACAACGTCATCGAGCCTGCCATCCCCGCCATCGTCAAGCTGTGGGAAGACCTCAAGAACAACACCCTGACGGTGCTGCTGACGTTGCCGCTGCGCCTGGTCGAGATCGGCGCCGAGATGGTCAACGGGCTGATCAAGGGCCTGGGCGGGCCTGACCTGCTGGGCTGGATTCGGACCAACATCACCGACAAGATCCCGCAGTTCATCAAGGATGCACTCGGCATCCACTCCCCGTCGCTGGTCTTCGAGGGTATCGGCACCAACATCATGCAGGGCCTGATCAACGGCCTGCAGGCGCGCATGCCCGACATCATGGCCTTCATGTCCAACCTGTCGAACGTCTTCGGCGGCACCGACGTCGGCGGCTGGATCGACGCGGCCATCCAGGCCACGGGCGTGCCCGCCTCGTGGGCTGGGCCGCTCAGCCAGATCATCCAGCACGAGTCGGGCGGCAATCCGATGGCCATGAACTCGACCGACATCAACGCCCAGAACAACAACGCCAGCGTGGGCCTGATGCAGCTAACGGGCACCAACCGAGCGCACTACACGCCTGCTGGCATGGACCCGATGGACCCCATCGCCCAGATCATCGCGGGTATCCGCTACATCCAAGACCGCTACGGCGACATCGCCAACGTGCCTGGCGTGTCCAGCCTGGCGGCGGGCGGCGCCTACCAGCCGTACGACCGAGGCGGTGTCTTGCCACCTGGCATGACGCTGGCCGCCAACACCACGGGCGCCAACGAGTTCGTGCTGACGCCTGGCCAGATGGCGGCGATGGGCGGCGGCGGGCTGGTCTTCGCGCCCGTCTTCCAGATCGACGCCTCTGGCGCGGCGCCTGGCGTGGGCGACGAGGTGTCGGCAGCCGTCGAGGAGCAGGCCAGCCGCCTGTTTAGCCTGTTGGGCAGCCAGCTACGCGTGGCCTTCGGCAATATGGCTTCCGAGGGCCTGGCCACGTGATCCAGTTCGTGCTGCGCGGGCCAGACGACCCGGGCGGTGTGAACGCGCTGGTCCTGCCGTCCAACCCGACCGAGTTCGCGGTCAACAGCGCGCCGAGCTTCACCACCGTCAACATCGACGGCCTGGGCGAGGTGCGCCTGCCGAACGGGCGGTCGAGCACGACCTACTCGTGGGACGCGGTCTTCTACGGCGCCGCCCGCGCCGTGCTCACGCCGCTGGTCAGCAACTGGCGGGCGCCGACCGACATCGTCGCCCAGATCGACAACTGGGTGGACCTGCAGGTGCGCCAGAAGCGCACGCTCAGCCTGGTCATCAGCGACAGCAACGTCAACAAGGACGTGTGGATCTCGAACTGGAGCTACAAGCCCACGGGCGGCTTCGGGGATATCGCCTACACGCTCGAACTGGTCGAGGCCAGGAGCATCAACGTGAGCATCGACGGCGACGCGGCGGGCACGCCCAGCGGCGCGGTGTCGAGCCAGGGACCAACACCCGACGACGGCGGCGAGAGCGCACCCACCCCGTCGAAGTACATCGTGCAGGGCGGCGACTACCTGATCAAGATCAGCAAGCAGGTCTACGGCGACTCGTCGCGCTGGCGCGAGATCTACGACGCCAACAAGGATCTGATCGGCTCGAACCCCGACCTGATCCAGCCTGGCATGGAACTGGACATCCCGGGTGGCTCGACGTCTGACGTGGAGCCGACCACCGACGAGCTAGGCTGATGGCGGTCGCCCCCGAGGAACTGCTGCGCGTACTGGACCGTGCCGTCCAGCCGCCTGGGGCCATCACCCCTGTCGCCCGCCCGAACGTGCTGGACGGCCTCAGCACGCTGCGCTACAGCCTGGCGCTGTCCTCGCCCGCCGACGCCAGGCTGCGCCACATCCCGTACGTGTCGCTCAACTTCGAGCAGGCCGAGGGTGAGGTGGCCACGCGGGTCAACGCCTCGATCCCCGACGTCGAGAGCGACCTGGGACCGCTGTGGGAACTGTGCCGCATGGGCACGCCGCTGTGGCTGCTGGGCGGTCAGACGCAGATGGTCGAGATGTTTCGCGGCACGATCATGGAGGTGGGCGACCGCTCGACCAACGGCGGCGCCTTCGGCGTCGTGGCCTACGACGGGCTGCACAACGCGCTGAGATCCAAGTACGACCTCGTCTTCGGCGCCGACACCACCGTGAGCGAGATCGTGGCGCGCTACGCGGCCGTCGCCTCGATCCAACTGGGCTACGTCGAGGAGCCTGGCATCAAGCTGCCCGCCCAGGTCATCCGCCAGAAGTCGATGATCGACGGCCTGACCGACGTGCTCAAGCAGGTGGCGGCCAAGGGCGGCGGCATGCTCAAGCTGCGCGTCGTGCAGGACAAGCTGGAGCTTGTACGGCCCGCCAGCAACCCCACCGTCTACCACTTCACCACGGGCGGCGTGGCCATCCAGACCACCATCAAGGGCAGCATCAGCGAGATGATCAACAGCGTCATCGTGGTCGGTCACGGCGCCGACGAGGACGCGCTGCCCGTGATCAAAACGATGGCGTCGGATGCGGGCTTCACAGGCGCCCAGGAGATGGTCTACGCCGCCGAGGCCGACTCCGACGAGGCGACGCGCCTGGAGGCCGAGAGCATCCTGGCCGAGAAGGGCTTTCCCGTCTGGACCTACGCGCATACGGGCTTCGCCGTGCCAGGCGTCTTCAAGTGGGAGCGCGTGCATATCACCGATGGGATAGTGGACAACCACTTCATCGTCACGGGCCTGAGCATGGATCTGGTCGGGCGCACGATGCAGATGTCGCTGACCACGACCGAGGATCTCGCCCGCCTGACGCGCCAGACCGAGCTACAGATCGCGCTGGAGGGCCTCAAGGGCACGACCAGCAAGGGCGGCGCGACGGCCACCAGTGGCACGGCCAAGCTGCAGCAGATCGCCAAGCCCGTCATGGGCCTGGCCTACGTGTGGGGTGGCGCGGGCGGCCGCTCTGACTTCAGCAAGGACATGCACAAGGTCGGCACCGATTGCAGCGGCTTCGTGTCGTGGATGACCAACCAGCTTGGCGGCAAGACGGGCACGACCACCGACGCCATCGCGGCGGCCACGCCCAACCTGATCGCCACCAACTCGACCGCCGAGGCCGCGCCTGGCGACTACATCCTGTACTGGGACGGCGGCTCGACGCAGGCGGGCATGATGTACCCGCACGTCGCCATGTATCTGGGTGACGGCAAGGTGATCGAGTCGGGCGGCAGCGTCAAGCCGAGCGGCATCGGCGTCGGCCACGTGCTCTCGGGCTACAGCCGCTACGAGATCCGCCGCAACCCCGAGGTGTACCAGGCGCTCAACGCCACGACCACCGTGGCTGGCTCGAAGAAGGTGGTCACGTGACGCGCTACGACGGCGCCAGCAGCGTCGCCACGGCGGTGCGCGACTTCATGGTCCTGGCGCGCTCAGGCGAGGTGCCAGGCTACGAGCGCGGCACCATCCAGAGCGACGGCAGCCTGCAGCCCGACTCGTGGACGGGGCCACCCTTCGCGCCACCTGGCGAGGGCGGCGGCGCGGTGCTGGAGTTCCTGCTCAGCACGCCGCTGGGCGACGGTTACACCGAGACGGCGCTGGTGGACGTGGTCATCAGCGGCACCAGCGTCGAGCACGCGCATCACCACTCTGGCTTGCTGCCTGGCGACCGCGTGATGCTCATCTGGCTCAACCACGGCACGCCTACCGCGCAGCCCGTCGTGGTCCAGAACCTGAGCGGCGAGCCAGGCTCGCGCAACGGCGAGATGCCCAACGGCGGCATCCCTGGTCCGCCTGGTCCGCCAGGTCCAGCAGGGCCGCCAGGTCCAGCGGGCACACCCGGGGCGCCTGGGCCGACTGGTCCCAAGGGCGACACGGGCGCCACTGGCCCGCCTGGTTCAGCAGGCGCGACTGGTCCCGCTGGGCCACCAGGCCCACGCGGCTTTCCTGGCCCCGAGGGCGTCCAGGGTCCACCTGGCGCGACTGGGCCAGCAGGTCCGCAAGGCCCCACAGGCTCACAAGGCCCGCAGGGGCCGCCAGGGGCCACAGGAGGGCAGGGACCGCAGGGTGTGCCTGGTCCGACAGGCCCCAAGGGTGACGTTGGCCCAGCAGGCCCGCAGGGCACGCCAGGGCCATCCACGGTGTGGCGTGGGCCGTGGCAGAACAACGTCCAGTACCAGGCCTGGGACGCCGTCAGCTACAACGGCTCGTCCTACCTGGCCAGCGCGCAGCCGATCATGGGCACGCTGCCCACCGCCTGGCCGTGGGTGCTGATGGCGGCGCAGGGCGCGCAGGGGCCTGGCGGTGCGGGCAGCCACGAGGAGTTCCTGCCGACCAACGGCACCACCTACGTGGACCTGGCGGGCACGCCCACGGTGCTGCTGACGGTCGCCCGAGCAGGCGTGGTCCTGGCTCAGACGGCGGGCGACTACAGCCTGAGCGGCCAGCGGCTGTCATTCTCGGTGGCCTTCAACGGGTCACAGCGTCTGGTGGTCGCCTACTCTACAGGTGGCGCTGGCGGGGCAGGCACGGGCATCGACTCCGAGCTTCGCCTGTACATCCAGCGCGTGATGGCCGTCATCGACCCTGGCGGGGCGCCGCCACCATAAGCAGACGGGAGAGCTACAGCACATGGCTGGTTCCAAGACCGACGCACTCGAACAGCGCATCCTCGACCACCTGTTCAAGGGTGGCGCCACGCCCGCGCTGGGCGCCCTCTCGACCGTGTACATCGCGCTGTATACGGTGGTGCCCTCCGACTCGGCAGGCGGCACCGAGGTGACGGGTTCGGCGTATGCGCGCCAGGCGGCGGCGTCGGCGGTGTGGACGCGCACGGGTTCGAGCATCGCCAACAACGCCGAGATCGCCTTCCCGACGGTCACCACGACACCGTACACGGTGGTCGGCTGGGCCATCATGGACGCGGCCTCAGCGGGCAACCAGTTGTACTGGGGCGACACCACGAGCACCACGATGAATGTGGGCGACGTGCCGCGCTTCGCGGCCAACGCCATCACCGTCACCGAGGACTGACCGATGCACCCCGACTATGTCGGGTTCCGCATCTGGTACGGCGACGGCAGCGTCAAGAGCAGCCAGGACGGCGCGTGGGCCGACCTGCCGAGCGAGGGCGTCCAGTTCGTCACGTTCTACCTGGCGGACACCTACCAGATCTTCGTTGACACCGAGTGGCGCACCGAGAACTACGTCGAGCAGTTCTACAGCGAGGACTACTACTGGCTCGACGCTGACGGCCGTCCGCACGCGGGCGGGGCCAGTGAGGTGCAGCCGCTGGGCTTGCCCGAGGGCGCGCTCAAGACGGGCAGCACGATGTTCGAGGAGACGGGCACTGCCTTCTGGGATCTGGCGGCCGAGGCGCAGACGGTGAGGACGGCACCCTGACCTTCTTCTGTAAAGAGGGCACCATCGTCTGCCCCGCCGCGATTGGCACCCAGTCGGTCACGCTGCCCTTTCAGCCCAAGGTCATCCTGTTCATGCAGGCGGGCACCGCGACGGCCGCCGACCAGGCGGGCGGCTGGTGGAGCCTGGGCTACCACTCGACTGGTGGCCCGAACCCCAACATCACGGTCTACCAGTCACAGGGCAACAACTCCTCTGGGTCGAGCGTGAACGGGGGAAACGGCGCGGCCAGCGGCCTGTACGCCACGGGCGTCGTAAACCCTCTCTCGGCTGGGATCATGATGTCCGCCGCCGTCCAGAGTGTCTCGGCCACGGGCTTCGTACTGAACTGGTCCACGGTCACCAGCGGCGGCCTGCTGCATTACCTGGCCATCGGCGGCACCGACGTCAACGTCTACAGCCAGAACTTCACGGGGCGCTCGACAACGGGCACGCAGGCCATCTCGGGCCTGGGCTTCGCACCCAAGATCGTCATGTTCTTTTACGGCAACAACGCGACCACGGGCGGCGCTGCTGGGTTCGGCATGGCCGAGTCGAGCACCAACCGCTGGGCCTGCAGCATGTCGCAGGCTGTCGCCCCGTCGATGTCGAGCGCCGCGCTCGTCTCACGCGTACAGGACACCACCAAGTGCATCAGCCTGCTCAACAACGGTGGCGCGACGACGCTGTTGGCGGCGGCCGATCTGGTGTCGATGGACGCCAACGGATTCACGCTCAACTGGACGACGGCGACCGCCACGGCCTACACGATCAATTATCTGGCGTTCGGCGGCACGGCCCAGATGGAGATCGGCTACGACACCAAGCCCGCCAACACGACCGACACGGTCGAAGACATCGTCATGGGCTTCCAGCCGCAAGGCGTGCTGATGTTCGGCAACGGCACCACGAACAACACCGCGCAGAGCACGGGCTGGCGCCTGACGATGGGGCTGGCTGGGTTTAGTCCGAGCAGTGGCGACCAGTACCCCGTCGTACGCCAGTTGAACTGCGAGGCCAAGAACGGCGTCAGTCCTTCGCAGTGCCGTCGCCGCATCACCGACAACTACACGCCTGGCACCAACGACAGCATCATCTACCAGCGCCCACTGCCCGTGTCCACGACGGCTTCAGGCAATGTCGAGGTCCAGATGTCAGGCGGGTCTGCGAGCAACTGGGTCAGCACGGGTCTGTCGCTGGGCTATGGCGTCAACGGCGTCACGACGCAGTACGTGTGGCCGTGGTTCGCCATTGCTGAGCCGCCGATCTCGATGCCTAATCCCGAGAGCATAATCGGCGGGCCAGTAGACAAGTTCGATGACAAGACCATCGGCGCGGGCCTGTGGTCCACGTGGACCAGCGGCACGGGCACCAGCCAGTCCGAGTCGGGCGACTGGCTGCAGCAGAGCCAGGCGTCATCGCCCAACACGGGCTACGTGGGCGTGTCCAGCGCGGCCACGTACGACCTGACCAACAAGGCCGTCATCGCTCAGATCCACCAGCCACCCGCCTACGCGGTGGGCAGCCAGGCCTACCTGCGCGTCGAGCTAGACGTCAATAACGGGGTGATCATCGGCTGGGGCGACCAGGGCAACCTGTTCATGCAGACCCATCTCGGCGGCTCGTACGCGACCGTGGACACCGAGTCGTGGAACACCATCTTCGGCGGGCTTGGCCAACGACCTGGCTGCGGCCTGGCGCTGGTCTTCGACAACGCCCAGAGCAGGCTGTGGTTCGCTACCAAAGACCCCGTGGCGGGCTGGGTGGCGCGCCACTACGTCGCCATCCCGTTCGCCACGACCGCGCTCAGGGTCATCATCGCCACAGGCAGCTACCAGGCCATCTCGGGTAGTTCCTGCCACTGGGAATCCACAGGCCTGGCTGTCGTGGCCTACAAGCACCTGCCAACGCAGAACTACAGCGTCGGCAAGTCGCGCACCCAGGCCTACCGCGACGAGTACGGCCAGATGCTCAACGCGTCTGGCGCGGCTGCCCTCTGGCGCCTGGGCGACGCGAACCCCACCATCGCCGTCTACGACACCAGCAGAGTTACCCCGTGGCGCGACGGGTCGGTGCTAGGCTCGTCCACCAGGCAACAGCCTGGCCCGCACAGCGACGGCATCGACAGGTGCTGGGACTTGGCCAGCGCGTACTTCAACATGGGCGACTGGCAGCCCGTCATCACCAGCGGCTTCAGCGTCGAGTGCTGGTTCAACGCCGACACGTGGGTGTCGGGCTGCGCGCTCATGAACCGCCGTTCGGCGGCCAACGTCGGCGGCTACTCGCTGGAGCTAGCGGGCACGGACGGCACGCTGAACTGGCACGTGTACGCGGGCGGCGCCTGGTACAGCGCGACCACCTGGCGGCCGCTGGCATTGGGCCAGTGGCACCACGTCGTGGCCAGGTACGACCCAGCGGGCACGATCTCGATCATCGTCAACGGCGCCATCGAGGCCTCGACTGCAGGCGTGCCCGTTGCGAACAACCCCGCCTCTGGCACGGTCGAGACGTACATCGGCCGCAGCAACGTCAACACCGCGCTGCGCTGGGACGGCCGCCTGGACGACATCGCCTTCTACGAGTCGGCCATGAGCCTGGCCACCGCTCAGGCGCATTACCGCTTGAGCAGGAAAGGCCGCGACGCCTACGCGGCGCTGATCGAGGCCACCAGCGGCCTGGTCGCCTACTGGCCGATGCGCGAGGTGGGCACGGCCAACTGCTTCGATGAGAGCGGCAACGGCCTGACCATGCGCACCAACCCAGCGGGCTGCACCTCTGGCGTCTCGGGCAATCCCAAGGATGTGCCCAGCGTGGCCATTCAGCTTGACGGCACGGGCAACGCGACCATCGACGGCGCCTACCCGATGCCGCAACTGGACTTCTCGTCGGCGCCCTTCACCATCGAGGGCTGGTTCTACCGCGACGCGGCCGACACGGGGCCGATGCCACTGTTCGATTATCACGACGGTGCCACGGGCGGCGTGCACTGCTGGCTGTACGACACGGCCGACAAGATCTACGCCAACTTCGTGGACTCGACGGGCAGCAACCACATCGTGGAGTCGGGCTACGGCGCCGTGGCAGGCAACGCCTGGCACCACCTCGTGATCCTGCGCGATGTCAACACGGGCGCCGTCTACCTCGACAACATCCTCGTCGGCACCATCGACCTGTCGGGCTACGCGCTGCGCTTCAACGTCACCTTCAACATTGGCTTCAGGCCAGCCGCTGGCTGGTACAAGGGCAAGCTCAGCCACTGGGCGGCCTACAACGTTGCGCTGACGCCCGCGCAGATCCAGCAGCACTACGGCCTGCTGGGCGGCATGAACGTCGCGGCCGCAGGCAGGGCGACGGCCACAGGCTCGCTCACAGGCCGCAAGTCCCTGAACGCCAGTGCGGCGGCTGTGGCCACGGCTACCGCAGCCACCACCAGGCGCCGTGCACTCACCGCGACGACCAACAGCGCCACGGCCAGCACGGTCGGCCTGTTCACCGCCAGGCGCCTGGTCCGCAACGTCCAGCCTGCCAACGGCGTCGCCGTCGCCAAGGCCAGCTTCGGCCTGTCGGGCAAGCCTGCAGGCGTTGCGGTCACCACGGCCACGATCTCCAGGCGGCGGCCAGTCACCGCCTTCGCGGCGGGCGTATCGACCGTGGCAGGTACGACGACCGCGCTGCGGCGCCTCGTCGCTGGGGCAGCGGGTGCCTCGACCGTCAACGAGCAGTTCGAGGTCTGGCGTGGACTGGCTGGGACGGCGGCAGGCACAACCACCATCGTCTCCAACTTCGGCACCCCGTCCGACGAGTACGGCTCGATGATCTACAACGACCCGTACAACATCGCCTACTGGCGGCTGAACGAGACGAGCGGCACTTTCGCCCGCGACTCCAGCAAGTCGGGCGGCCACCACGCCACGTATGTAGGCTCGCCACTGCTGAACCAGCCAGGTGCCATCGCGGGCAACACCGACACGGCGCCCAACTTCAGCGGCACGGGCCAGTACATCACGGTGCCCGACTTCGTGCTCACGGGCAGCTTCACCGTGGAGGCCTGGGTCAAGGCGGATGCCTGGGGGAATGGCTTCAGCCTGGTGAACCGCCGCGACGCCTCGAATGTCGGCGGCTTCACCCTTGAGTGCGCTGCGGACGGCTC